TTATTTGGCGATTGCGATTTTTCCTGACTGGGACGTATTTGGGACGCAACCACCGAAAAGCGCATCAATTTGGCGGGCGTGCTCGGTCAAATGGCTGGGTGTTAAATGAGCGTAACGCCTTACCATTTCGATTGACTCCCAACCGCCCATCTCTTGTAAAATTGATAATGGAACGCCTGACTGAACCAGCCAGCTAGCCCAAGTGTGTCTCAGATCGTGAAATCTAAAATCTTCTATACCAGCTCGCTTTAATGCTGCGTTCCATGCTGTGTTATCATCAACACGCATCTTCCTGACTTTGGGCATTGCTTTTCCATCGGGATTGGTTGATGCCTTGTTATGGACGAAAACCCATTTATGATGATTGCCTATCTGATCACGCAAAGACCTACAAGCAGTATCATTTAGGGCTACCCCTATAGCCCTAGCTGACTTGCTTTGGTCTGGGTGTATCCATGCAACTTGACGCTGCATATCAACTTGAGACCATTCCAGATTAATAATGTTTGACCGCCTTAGTCCCGTAGCCAAAGCAAATTTAACAACTGACTTTAACGGCTCTGGGCATTCATCAACTAACCTTTTAGCCTCGTGAGGTTCCAACCATCTAACACGTTTCTCTCTGACGGTTGGAACTTTAATCACTGGTGCTTTTTCTAACCATTTCCAATCCCGTTCGGCTGCCCTTAGCAGAGACTTCATTAATGATAAGTGCTTTGCCTTGGTCGCTACCGAGACGGGGACTTCTGTATATGCAGGGACTTCTTTTCCTTTTTTCTGTGCGGCCTTAACCCGACTCTCCCAGCGCTGTTTGGTCTTGCGGTTCTTCATCTTACTGATTGCCGTATAAATTCTGGCTTCAGTGATATCCTTTAGCCTTACTCCTTCGAAGTATTCCAACCAGAACGCCATACGGCTTTTATCATCATCCAGTGACTTCTTATCAGCTTTTTCCTCAATCCATCGTAGACAGGCTTCATCAAATGTTACATCAGGAAAGTCCCCCAACCTTTCTATGCGCCATAATTCAGCCTTTCTTCGGTCGTGCAGCTCCTGAGCTTGCTTTTTGTCCGTTGTCCCAAGAGACTCCTTAATTCTTTTGCCGCTAGGCGTCGTGTAGTTCCCATACCACGTATTTCCTCTACGGAAGATTGACATTGCTTATCTCCTTTTTCTGTCGTATCTACCGCGCTCACCGGCACAGTTTGGATCGGATTGTTGATTGCTGCAATACATGCAGAGCGAGTAAATAAATAGGGTGATTTTGGTTTAGTGGGATTTTTCTTGGTATAGGCTATCTTCCCTATTTTGCACCAGAGGGATAATGTATCTTCATCAATCCCTATAAATGCGGCCGCCTGCTTTCTGGATAAGGTGACGCTTTCTATTCTGTCATTATCAGCGATGAGTCTCATTGCTTCATCTCCTTCTGAATCATCCGTACATAATATGACAGCACTGATTTAGCGCTGAATTTCATGTGATTGAGTGGGTTAAATTTGAGGGTGTATTTATCGAGTATTGCGGTGGTTATTGAGTTCTTTCAGGCATTCCCTTGCCACCTGTCTGCATCCGTTCTCGAATGTTAGTCATGGGTGTTTGCAAATAAATCTATTCTCAGGCTCATATCTAACCTCATTAATAAACTCAATATTATTTACAGGTGATTCATCGCCATATAAATGCCATCCATCGACTGATTCACGTGCGAATAATTCAATGCGTGGAATATCACCGTATAATTGCTCTAACCGATAATGAACCTCCCGTGGTTTTTGAGAGTGTTCACCCAGACATGAATAAATGACCTGTTTCACACTGGCGCTCTGGCGTGGCAATCCGTTGCCCCGAATAGCGAACAATACATCCTCCGTGTTGCTGCGGGTGTAGTTACCTCCGTTCATCCGTGTTTCGGTGTTGAGTAGTTCCATGAAATCCCAGCTGTCTAGCAACATTTCATCCTGAATGGCTTTATCTATGCGGTTCATCGCCAGTTTGTTTAATTTCACCCACGTGAACAATTTCATCGTTTTAACCGTTAATCCCCACACCTCAGCCAATTTAGCTGCCTTCAATGCAAAATTACCCGTGTACCACATGGCGAGCACAGAGTTTTCAGCGGCTATTTGTTCGATGGGTAATCGGGTGAGGGAATAAAAATCGGTGGTAGTGTAGTGATTACTGGCTGCTCCGTTACTGGCTGAATTATTATATTGCCACGGGGGATCAGCTAATATCAGGCTATATTTCATCTTCTAGGCTCTCAATTGCATCATAGACATCCGTCCCCCTTAAATCCTCAAAGGCCTGAACGGCACATTCAAAAACTAATTGCTCTTGAGGATGAGGGGATTTCCAGTACTCAAAACCCGCTCTATGGCGATATCCCATCATGTTGTAAAACTTACCCGCTAGCTTAATTGCAGCATCAACCACTTCACGGTCAGTCATTTAAACCTCACACACATATTTTTTGCTCGCTCACACATTTCAGCGTCGAACCAACCAAAATGACATTCGTTGAAACTGATACCCAACCGCCGTGCTAACCATCTATATGCGTCCGTGCGTTCCCAGTCCCGTTGCAGTCGCATTCGCTCAAATGATAATTTACTGTTCGCCCGTGCGATCCGTGTTGGTCTGTCGGCTAGTGTACCTAACGGAATATTGGTGCCCGGATGCATACCGACACGCGCCTCACATGAGGTGCAGACGTAAAACCACGGCCAGCGACTGTTATTCAGGATTCGCCCGAACACCTCTTTGTGATGGGCTATTTTTACGTGATTGCAGCAATAGCGGCATTGAGTGGGGATGGGTGACGGGTCATTGACCCGCCGAATTGCTCTAGGGTTTGGATTCCATGGGGTGTACATGCTGCGTCCTCCTTCATAAATGCCACCCAGTGCGTATTTGCACGTTTTCCTGATGGGTGGCCAAACAATGGTGATTCAGATGTCAGCGCTAATATCTCGCTAGTTTTGATTTGAGTTTCATTCCATTTAAAAATCAGTATCCCTGCTGGCCGTAGTACTCTGAACGCCTCTTTAAATCCCTGTGCTAAATCCTCTCTCCATGTCGTTTTATCCAATACGCCGTATTTTTTACGCTGCCAGCCATTTTCTCCGGCTCGTTCCAGGTGAGGCGGGTCGAATACAACCAGTTGAAATTGATTACTGGCAAATGGCAGGGCGCGAAAATCGCAGATAATATCCGGCGCAATATTCAATTCCCGTCCATCACATAAAATGTGACGTTCGCGCCGGATATCGCAGAAAATGACATTGGGATTGTTGCGGTCGAACCAGAACATCCGAGAGCCACAACACATGTCCAATATAGTAGGTTGCAAAATAATCCTCCCGCATCAATCAGAAACTATTGCCGCATATTTACCCACCGCCCACGATAATGGCAGGCTATTGCGGATAACGGCGTTTAATGCGTTAAATGCCTGCTGTAATTCATAGGGTAATTCGCCATCCGGTGGCAGATCGTCATGAAAATAATCCCCGCCATCTATTTCAGATGGGTAATTAGGTTCGCAGATAACCAACTGTAATTCTGATGGTTTAATCTGATGCTCATCGCAATAGTCGTTGAGGTCATTCTCATTCATGAAATACTGATCAGTATCAAAAATAACTAACGGTGTTTCTCTGTCCCACGGCTGGCATTCCATTGAATTAAATTGGTTTTGGCGTTTTTCTGCATGACAGAGTTCACAATAGCCACGCATTTCTATAATTGGGTGGTCAGGGTTATTTTTACACTGACGATGAGTGGCCCCACAATAACGGGCCATACGCTCATCATCCCCCCAGAACCGACCATCACGCGAAAACCAGCCAGTGACAGTTTTAATCTGGGCTGCCTCTGGTGAGTCGTACATAACTACAGTTTTAGACATACAATTCCTCCCGCTATTGAGGTAGCGTTAGTGTGTTAGTGTGTTAATGGGTGGGGTGGTATTTGGATTACTGAATGGCTCTAGAATGGAATGTCATCGTCAAAATCCATCGGCGGCTGTGGTGCTGGCGATTGCGCCGGGCGTGAACCGCTGAATTGTTGAGATGCCTGTGGCTGCTGTGGTTGTCCCCAGCCACCTTGTGCGGGTGTATCCTGCGCTGAACTACGACTACCCAACATCTGCATTGTGCCACCGATAGGGTTAACCACAACTTCGGTGGTATAGCGGTCTTGACCGTTCTGATCCTGCCACTTGCGAGTCTGCAAAGCGCCTTCAATATAAACCTGAGAGCCTTTTTTCAGATATTCCCCGGCGACTTCGGCCAGCTTGCCGAATATCGCAATCCGATGCCACTCAGTTTTTTCTCTCATCTCACCGGATTGTTTATCGCGCCACTGTTCCGATGTGGCCAGAGTAATATTGGTAACTGCACCGCCATTCGGTAGATAGCGAATTTCCGGGTCTTGCCCCAAATGACCCACTAAAATAACTTTATTTACGCCGCGGCTAGCCATGATTAGCTCCGGTATATTCAATCAGTTGTTTGGACATTAGTTGTATCCCCCATGTTATTTAGTTCATCAACCTTCTTCTGGGTTGCCTCTGTTTTATCGAACCAATCATCTACACTGGACATTCCGTCACGCAGAGACGCATAGATTTTCCTCATCTGAACCATCTGAGCAGGTCGCATTGCTTCAACGCGGCACTGTATACGTTTCTGAATCTGTTCAGAGTTGACGCCAAATTCCGTTTTAAATACCTCAACCATGTTCTTTATGGCTTCGGGTGATGTATCGACATTACTCTTGAGTGTGACATCACACTGATTTACTGCGGCTTCAATAACATCGCCGGGTATAATACTGAGGATACAGGCGCGTAACCGTCTAGAGCCTTGGTTAGCCACTAATTCGTAGATATCGCGGGGATCTTCCAATTTCTTTTTGCCATTACGAGTGAAACGGATGTGAGGGACGGTGAATGTTTTTACTTGTCTGGTGTTCGTCTCAATATCCCACGCGAACGCTTCAACAGTTGATTCGCCGTTTTTTTGTTCCAGTTCTCGAATGCCAAACTGAATATTTCCCCAATTTTGAGCGACTGCCTCGGCTAGTCTGATACTCGGCCCGGAAACCTCAGCACCACCGCGCGAAAAAGAGTATAGAGCGCCCTCTGCTAGGGTGGGTCGAGTGCATGCTTGTAGTATTTTATCCATTGCCATAATTGGGTCGCGCGGAAACTTTTTAGCAATCACCATCGCAGCCTGAACTTCCTGTATTGCGCGTTGTTGTTCAACGGCTACCATTCCTGGTGCTGGTTGGGATTGTGGTGCATTTGAGTTAAATGGATTGATAACGTTACTCATCTCTTCTCCTAGCCCACTCAGGGCGTTGAACTACTTCGAAACCTAAACCGAAATTCCCTTTTTGTCGGCACTCATGATATTTGTCTAAATCCCGCCTGAATAGGTCAAAACCCACCTCCCTATCGTACTGATCCAGTACAAACAGTCGAACCGGGTACTTGCCACAATCGATAGATTCACTGACAGCCAGAAAACAGAAGGTGGGGAGGATTCCGGTGTGTTGTCGATAACCTTCGCTATACATGGCGTCTTGAACGTGATAACGGTACTCTTCAATATGAGCAGAAAATCGACTTATATCTGAAACTTTTTTAACGTCTACAATGATATTTTTATCGGGTATTAACTTATCCGGGCGTATCCGGCATAACTCGCCCGCTTCAGAGTCATTCCAGTAAATTGAGGATTCGCAAGTTCCGTCATGCTCTAGTAATTTTCTCCCCCCTGGATGAGCCATAACACTATCCCGCATCAATTGTAATTTTCGATGCTGCTCGTAATCCATTACTGTTTTTCCTGTTTTTTTGCACTCCTCCAGAAACTCCCTTTCTTCTTCTTTGCCGGCACTGGTGCGTCGGTTGAATTGAGGAGCCTTTATGAATCGGTTATCGAACTCATCTGGCTCCAATAACAGGCAGTGGAGAGCTGTTCCCATATTAAGAGCTGCCTTTTTCTCTTCATCTTCTGGTGCATTCTTATTCCAGAAGAGCAAAGCAGGATCTTTTGCCACTATATCCAACATCGACTTACTCACCCCCGCACCCTTGTGATAGTCCTCATTGGAAATGTCATAGTAGATACCGGGTGTCATATTGCCCCCTCTTTTAGACCCATCATCACAATTTGATCCAACGCATCTACAAACACATCCCATGCTGCCGGATTAGATTTGAATATTGGGTCGAGTGTTTTATTGGCATCATCCGAGAGGGCGGTATCAATAAATTTACCGACAATTCCTTCCGCCTCTTCCCTTATTTCCTCTTCCATCATTTCCTGATACGCCTCCTCCTCTCTGCGGCGCTCCTCTGCCTCGTTCTGCATCCAGCAGGGATCATGATTGAATCTCATGCGACCTCCTTATGCACCTGTCTGGTCAGTGCTGCCAGATACCGATTCCCGCCCGGCATTTTCTGGAATTCCTCTGTCAGACGTTCCTCGTCATAATGAGCCATGATGTATTTCAAAACCTCGCTCGGTTCCGGCCCTGATTTTGACCGTTTAACGAACTCTGAGAACGACATATCAATTTGCAGGTCACCGAGATAGGTATATTCGGTATATTCCCGTCCATGCCTGATAAATTTTTTAATTTCTACATAGGTGTGACTGATTGTTGTTGGATGCATGATTACCTCCCATAACTGCGTTTGAGTATTTCCATAGCCAGCCACCAAACGTCGTCACAACGCAGGCTACAGGCTATCCCTGCCAGTTCTTGCGCCTGGCATAGGAGACGTTTGTTTATTTGCATGATTAATTATTTGGCGATGTGTAAAATAAAATGATGGCGAGGATGGTGTAATAGTAAAAACTATCGGTGATTATTTTTCGCCGTCAGACTAACGAGTGCGCGGGCGTGTATTTCAGCAGATTTACTGTCGAGGTGGATTAATCCGCTCTCTAACCATTCAATATTGAATAGAGCACCACTCCAAATCAGAGTATCTGGACATGCGACGCTACGAATATTTGGAATATAACACTCCTGCCCCTCCGCCAACGGTTCTCTCACTGGTTCCGGGATATCGTATTCCCCAATTTTGATGGTTCGGGGTTTTAGGCGGTATTCAATATCAGGCACGAAACTCAGCTCACATTGACAATCTCGCCACGCCTTGAGCGTTTTTCCCCGGCATTGGAAATGCTCCCACCAATTTTCATTTTCCTGTGCAATTTCCGCCGCTTTCATCATTAAATCAGCGTGTGGGTGTGGTTTAGTCATTGTTATTCTCCAATGCCATTGCCCCTTCCTCTGGATATTCGGTCTGATACACGCCTAACCCTGTATAGGTTTTCCCATTTTCCTCTATTTCCATATTATCCATAATGGTAATTTCAGTTGACAGTTCCTCTGGTTCTGGTTGCGTGAATTCAATACCAATGAAATCACAGATATATAATATTTGTTGTGTTGTCAGTGTTATTTGTAACATTTTTGTTTTCCTATATTCAGGTAATAAAAAACCCCGCATTGGCGAGGCTGGTGTTTGTTTGAGTTTATTATTTAAAACTTTATTCCATGCATAATAATGTTAGTGTAGGAACCAAAAATACTAATGCTATTAGCACGCATATAACTTTAACTATTTTGTTCTTAGATGTGCATCCTATATACATAGATAACACTCCGGCAGGGAAAGTTAACCACCAACACATCAAAAACATAATCTTGAACCATTCAACGCTATATATTTCATCTACTAACACACATATTCCCTCATGAATCCCATTGCCGAATCCATGAATATATCAGAGTAACTCACCACAGCCCACTCGGAAATGAGCTGGAGTTAGTCAAACACCACCAACTACTAAATCGAACTCTCTTTTTGTTATTGGTGGTTGGATACAATTAGCAAACAAAATTTCATTTTCCAGTGATTTTATAAATCTCCACGATTTAAATAATCGACCTGTATAGATGTTTTCCATGTAATCAGGGAAGTGGCCTATTTCATCCCGTAAAAATTCCATTGCATGGGTCCGTTCAGCTATCTCAGATTTCATGGCGTTGATTTCGTATTCGGTCATCACACCCTCACTGTAATTATTAATTTAATGTGCCTGAATATTTAACCACCTCAGGCGGCAGTGGTTCCACTGTACCCCTACAGTGAGAAATCAGTTAAAATTATCTCACCCCTACAGAAGTGAGAATAATTGAAATGCCTATTAGTACTACATGGAATATCGTGAAAGATATATCTGGTATTGGTAAGAAAATTTTTGATAAAAAAGTTGACGATGAAGTCAGAAAACAAGTTCAGGAAATGATTGATAAGTCATCTGAGCTATATGAAAGAATCGTCACGCTTGAGGAGGACAGACAAGCGAGTAGACAGCTTATCATTGAGCTTCAAGAAAAAATCAAGCGCTCCAAATATTTTCATCGTGAGTTTAAAAAATATAAACCACATCAATTTGAAACGGGCGCGTTTGTTTACTCTTATGATGCATCCATTCATCAGGATAAGCCCCCTCATTATGTATGTACAAAGTGCGCAAGCGACAGTGTAATATCGATACTTCAGCCTAAAGATACTTCTTGTTATGAATTGACTTGTCATGGATGCAACTCAAACTATGTGGTTAAACCTAAAATAGCGGGCTTCTTTGCCATGCCCCGAAATTAAACCCTGGCAGTCACCTCTCCCGATTCCAGACGACGGCGGGAGGGGGTTTTAGTTGATGTTGATTTTTTCGATGGAGTGCCGTTAACCACTGTAATCAAACTGGTTAATGTGTTAACAGTGTCGTGCTCCTGTTTGGTCATGCGCTGCTTTGGCTCGCGGTTATTCCAGAAATTTTCGCGTTCCCGTTTCCGTGATTGGGCGAAGAAACTATCGAGAATGTTATCTAATACATAATCTGTGTCGTTCATGGAATTTCTCCGTTAATTAACTCACCATAGGCCATTCATTGAATGACCTACAGTCAATCAACCACACTCTCGCAGTGGTCGCGCCCATGCCCTTGAGTTCCTGTCGCTTCTTCGCCGCCAATAACCGGTGCATGATTGGTGTCATGCTGCTCTACCGGCACACCTTTCTCTCAATTAACCCTAACCAGCGTGCGTTGCACCTTTGACGTGCATCTGGCTACCCGCAACTTTGGGTATTCGGGGCTGCGTCACTACCGCAGCATTAACGTACACGTTCGCGGTCTATCCGCGTTGTTAAACCATGATTAATTCCTCCTATTGTCAATAAATACACCTAACACTGTCCGCCGCTTGCCTTAGATGCCATATACCCCGTGAGGTCTGGAGATGTCAGGGAACTGAGTTGCGCAGATCTCTCTGCTCAGCATTAGATGTGATTCCAAATTGTTAAAGAACATACTGATTTATCTTCCGGCTGTGTGCCTTGGATGAATAAATTAAACACCACGTGGATTTATAAGTCAACATAATGTGGATTTATTTTATATAAAAATACTCGTTATGTTTTGTTTGTGTTGATTTTTAAGTGGTTTTTTTTGAAGTGCTTTTGAGATTTGTGATTTAAATCACCTGAGAGGTACAAAAAAACCCCAAGAAGGGGTTTGAATGGGGGCTGTCAAATGTACTTAATAGTGTGATACTGAATGCCAGAATAATTTGCCAATAATTTTCACACTGGATTCATCTGCTATTTCGTCTTCATATTCGTTGCGATTGTAACTGCGGATCAGCAACTTACCTCCAGGCTTCCGGTATAGACAGCGGATTCGTTTCAAGCCGTCTTGCTCAATGGCATACACCTTCCCATCGGAAATGCCCTTGTTGGCTATATCAATAGCAACGGTCGCTCCATCTGGGATTACCGGGTCCATGCTATCCCCCTTTGCTGGAAAACAAAGGATCGTTGAACCATCAGTTAAAGCGCCGATTCTTCTTAATTCTGATTTGGTGAATTTTAACTTAAGTCCATTGGAATTAACCAAGCTGCTATCGTCATACGCGAATTCAACGCTTTTCAAAAACGGCACTTCTACTTGATCATCATCTAATGAAAGGGAGTTGTCCCATATAGCAATGGATTCTTGTTCACTTTCAGGAGAAATAACGGATTCAATGGAATACTTTTTTAAAGAGTTTTCCAGTTTAGGCTCTCCCACTCCATTTAAGAGCCAGTCCAGTGAATAGCCAAATTGATCGCTAATATTTTGTGCGGCATCTCTGCTTATTGAATTTCTAGTCAACCAGTTATTGACTGTCTGCGCACTTACGCTTAATGCAGCAGCTAGTTGTTTTTGTTTTAAATTTTCTCGGATTAGAATGATTTTCAGTCTTTCTTTTAAAGTCATAAATTCCCCCCTAAGCACAGACAATAAACATTATGTGAACTTTTTCAATCATCTCTATGTTGATTTATTTCTTTTATAAGATTAACATTATGTTGATTTAATCAACGTGGAGTTAATCATATGGATTTATCACAAACACCATTGCAGCTCGCTGTAATTGCTGTTGGCGGCAAACAGAAGACGCTAGCTCGTCTGGTTGGTTTAACACCACAGGCAATAAGTAACCTCAAAAAGCGAGGCGGTAATTTACCAAAGACAAAAATTACCGAATTCCGTAAGGCTACCGGTCTTCCACTTGTAGTCTTATATCCAGAAATAGCGGAATAATTCATAGTTCTTTAACAATTTAGCTTTATGACAAGCCATTGGTGAGTTCTAGCAAATCGAAATAGCGCCGAGTAAACACTCAGGCAATCGGGATGCAGATCCCACTCACCAAGAGGCTGAGTCGTGTTAACCACTATCTATCTCAGGGTAATGGATGTCTATGTTCATCATATAAACAAATATGACTTATTAACTAAATTTCACTTTAGGAAATATAACAAATGGAAATAGCAAAAACTGTCAAAAATACTCGTAATACGCGTAAAGCTCAGATGCTTGAAAGTTATTTTCACAAAAAAGTATTTGAATTTGGAAATAATGAACTGGCAAGTGATATGGGTATTCATCCATCCAAATTAAGCAAGGATAAAAATCGAATTGCCCGATTAGCTAGCTTAATGATCGTGAATTTGGGATTGCCTGAATGGGCGTTTGAGATATCTGACGCAGACAATAAACCCGTAATAGTTATTGAGGGGGTATATGCCGAGCGCTTAATTCAGGCTCTGGAAAATGAAGGTAAGGTCAAAAGAAAAACCCCAGTTGCGGTAACAACCGGGGCTTCTGAAATGCAACTTGAAATGTCGATTTAACGACTGAGAAGAGGTATGCAAGCTCTTCTCAACAACACATTTAACGAGGGTAATTATACATGAAAACAAAATTTAATCACAGCGATGTACATAAAAATATCATGCGCGACCGGTTAGCCCGTTCGGTTTCCGAAGAGGGGGTGAAAAAAATTCGAAGTGCCCCAGAGTATGCAAAGTTGTGCCTGGAGCACCGTAAGGAACTGACCGGAGGGAAATGCCATGAGTAATGTTGCATACGCTGATTTTGGAGCTAAAAACAGGCAAGAGAGGCCGATTGTGGCGAATCTGGAAGATGGGTTCACCATGCTGGCGAATGAGCTTTATGATGCCCTCATTGGTGCTGACTTAACCCGCAATCAAGCAAAGGTAGCTCACGCTGTTTGTCGAAAAACATATGGGTTCAAAAAGAAAGTCGATCGCATTACGGATTCGCAAATAGCAGAGCTTTGTAAGGTATCTAGAGAGAAGGTGAATATAGCAAAAAATGAACTTATCTCTATGAAATTACTGATTAAGGACGGTAAAAAAATTGGGCCAAATAAGAACATTCATGAGTGGGAAATACCAGAGTGTGACCGAATAGGTAACATTGTTACCAAGACGGTAACAAAAAGTGTTACCGAATCGGTAACAGAAGATGTTACCAACTTGGATACACACAAAAGAAATACTTTAAAGAAAAAAGAAAAGACCCCCCTTACCCCCATGGGGGACGAAAATCTCGCTCTTGAAATTCTGGATTATTTTAACCAGCTCACCAAATCCCGATTCCAATCAACAGCTCCTTTCCTGAAAGCGTTATCCACAGTGAAGAGCCAGGGGGTTTGCTACACAGCCGATGAAATCAAGCTGGTGATCGAATGGGCGGTTACACAATGGAAACATGGTGGCCAGCTCAAACCCGAAAATCTATTTCGCATGACTCGATTTGATGGATATCTGTCTGATGCCTTGTGCTGGAAAGAACGCATTGACAGGAATCCCGTGGATTGTCCCCATGCTGAATTAATTACTCTCTGGAACAGTAAAATCCCTGCGCGTAGCGTTGAGGTTCAGGAATGGACAAAGCGCCGTCCAGCCTATCGAAATCTCGAATCGGTCTGGAACGGCAAAACCAACAAAGGGAAATGGCGGGAAGTTCAGCATATGGAGACTTGTTTTGACCTGATCAGCAGATCCTCGTTGTTCAGCCAGTTGGAAGAAAAACCGTGGCTAACATTGGATTGGGTGCTGAAACCTGATAATTGGGCGCAGGTTTACGAACAGGCTAAACGGGAATATATCGCACGAAGCAACAACGGAAACGGGGCGTAACATGGACAAATTTTCTGATATTCATACAGAGCGTGCAGTGATTGGCAGTATTTTAATTTCAGGTGATGAGTGTTCCGATATGGCTATCAGTGCCGTTGAATCCCTGACGGAAAATGATTTTAGCTCTGTCGCCCACAGATTGATCCTGAGGGGACTAAAAAAACTCAATGTAACAGGCAGTCGATTTGATTTGGTGCTACTGAATAGCGAACTGGAGCAGAGCGGTGACGCCAATCATTGTGGCGGGTTCGCCTATATCGCTGAATGTGCAAAACATACACCCAGCATCAATCTGTTGCCTAGCTATGTCGATAAACTCAAACAGCTATCAATGACCCGCCAAATGTTATCGGTATTGCATACAGGTATTGCACGGATCTCTGAGGGGGGAGTGAATGCAGTCCAGGATATCGTTGGTGACATTGAGAACCAGATTTCTAGTTTGGGTAGCGCCAATGACGGCGGTACATCTCATATCATGGAAGGCGTTGAGGAATCGATAGAAATCATTGAATCGATGATTAATGGCGATATCTGGAAACATAAAACTGAATTTGGGATGCCAGATATAGACCGGGCGTTTGGCGGGTTCAATAACACCGATTTTATTGTTGTTGGCGGGCGTCCGGGTATGGGTAAGACCATGATGAGTACAGCAATAACAAAATCAGTCTCATTGAAAAACAAAAAACCCGTTTTGTTTTTCAGTCTGGAAATGCCGAAGTGGCAGATATCTGAACGTGTTGCGTTTCATCATGCCAGAGTCAATAAAAAGGATCTGTTAGGTGAAAATTGCTCGTCTGCTATGATGGACGAAGCGTGGGCGAAACTGGCGCATGCGCTGGATGATGTCAAAAACTCACCCGTTCATATCAACGATAAATCCTCAATGAGCATTAACGAAATTCGGGCAGAAGCTAGACGGATGCACAAAAAGACGGGCGGTCTTGGGGTGATTATTGTGGACTATCTGCAAAAGATGAAAATGACCAACCCTGACAACATGAACCAGTCAGTCGGTGAAATTGCTACAGGGCTAAAAAATCTGGCCAAGGAGTTAAAATGTCCGGTTGTAGCATTGGCGCAGTTAAACCGTAATTTGGAGCAACGAACCAATAAACGGCCTGTTAACGCAGATCTGAGGGAATCAGGAATTATTGAGCAGGAAGCGGATGTTATTTTCATGGTCTATCGTGATGAAAAATATAACCCTAATACTGAAATGAAAGGTATCACAGAAATAATTTGCACTAAATCAAGACACGCGCCGGGTGCTGAAAAAACTTACTATTTTAGTAATTCTCACGGCGGTTTAGATCCTGCCGATCTCACCAGAATTAAATCAGACGGACACCAAGAAGACATTGAGTTTTAATAGCCCTTGCCTGCTATATGCAGGCTTTCTTGACCCCACCATAAGGATTTTTGAGATGAAAAGTACAACACTAGATGAACTTAATTCACGCTGGAATGAACAGAAAAAAGCTACCCATAATCGCGCATACAATGCAGCAGGAAGGCCAGACAAAGAGCGCTGGTATGAAATAGTTATAGCTCATGGTAGACGGGTTAAGCGTAGTAGAATTATAAAAAATAATGCTGCAAAAGTAGCAGGACGTTTAACTGAATTGGGTGGATTGAGTTGGATAGTAAGAAATAACCGAAAACTTATCGGATTACCTCCTATGAAATTTGTATTTGGTAATTCAGGAACCGCCAAAAATTGGGATGAAAATGGTAATTATCGGGAGTTGCCATCAATGGTAGAGATACCAGATGATCAGGTGGCGGGTGAATTATGACAAACGAACTCAATCCATGCCCTAAATGTGGCAGTGAAAAATTGGCTATTGTCGGTTTTAAGGAGCGATATTTTGTTGAATGCCACAATGTTGAGTGTCTGTATTTTATTCTGACTGAGAAAAATATGGAGTTAGCCATATCAGGATGGAACCAGAGGGCAAAAAACGATGAGTGAAACAATTTTCAACTATATGACAGGCGGCTTAATGGTTATTGGTTACCTGTATATTCTGGTTAGGGCAGCGAACTGGTTGGGCGCCTTGCTGGTCAGCGCCTATTACAGTCGCCGCAAAGAAGGGCGAAAACAGAAGGCCATCAACGAGCTGTACGATGCGTTTGAGCTTGACCAGATAAAGGATGGACAAACCTTTCGTGTAACCACTAAAGGTGACCTGGTAATCATGATGCATCGACCGAAATCAGAGGGAAAATAACGGAGGTCAGATGGATAAGCAGATCTTTCTGCTACGAAATGCGCGCATACTCAAAAACCTGATAGCCACTCTCGATAATCTACCCCTCAACGACGAATTCCCCATTCAAATCACTATCTCAGACTCAAGCCGAACATTGCCGCAGAACGATAAGTTCCATGCGCTATGTGGTGACGTCTCTAAACAGGGTATTGAGTGGGCTGGTAGTACATGGAAAACACCAGCATGGAAATGCATTTTCGTCTCCGGTCATGCTAAAGCCACCGGAAAAGAGGGGCAGATCATTGAGGGCTTGGAAGGTGAGCTTGTGCCACTGGCAAGAGAAAGCACCGCCAGAATGAGCGTAAGGCGCATGAGCAGCTTAATTGAATATTCACAGGCATGGGCTATATGTCAGGGCGTAAAACTCACAGAGACACGCTATGCGCTGAATTATTACGGTCACAGGATTTAATTCAAGTGAAGGTAAGAATGGTGAACGAAATCAGAAACGGAAATTACCTGAAAATCAATGGTGATCAATATCGTCATATTCACGTCGTTGGCGACCTCCACGGTTGCTATCAGCCACTCATGGATAAACTACAACAGATTGATTTTAATTATGAAAATGATTTGTTGATATCAGTAGGCGACCTGATTGACAGGGGGGATCGAAACATCGAATGCCTCGACCTGATAACCCAACCATGGTTCAGGGCGGTTCGGGGGAATCATGAACAGATGGCGATAGATGCCCTATTTCACAACGGCAACAGCAATCTGTGGTTTTACAACGGCGGCGATTGGTTCAGTCGTTTGGATGCTGAACAGGAAATACCAGCCAGAATGCTATTGAAACGGGCTGAACAATTGCCGCTGGTTATCGAGGTGAACATGGGACACAAAAAAATCGTTGTAGCCCATGCAGATTACCCTGATGACGAATACGAGTTCGGCAAATCGGTTGACTGGTTCGATGTCATTTGGAACCGAGGCCGGATTTACAATGCGGGTGATGATATCGGTGGTGAAATGACCGGGGCTGATCTGTTCATATTCGGACACACGCCGGCACCGCTAACCAAACAGAACTGGAATCAACTCTATATCGACACGGGAGCGGTATTTGGTCATGGGCTGCATATGGAGCAAATCAAATGAAATACCTCTCATTCATATTATTTTGGGTAACAGTCACAATGATTATGGGAATAGTTTTAGGGGGATAGATGGCAAATTTACGGAAAGAGGCTAAAGGTCGAGACTGCCAGGTCAGGATACCGGGCGTTTGCAATGGCAACAGTGAAACCGTGGTTTTGGCACATTGTCGCATGGCGGGTATTTGTGGCATGGGAATGAAACCGCCTGATTTATTTGCCGCATGGGCGTGTTCATCATGTCATGACGAAATAGACCGCAGAACGAGGATTACAGACATTGATTATGCGCATACGGCTCATTTAGAGGGCGTGATCAGGACTCAGGCGATATTATTACAAGAGGGAAAATTATTGGCGTAAAAATATACGATATCGTGCCTGTTCCAAAGCCACGGATGACACAGGTGGATAGATGGCGAAAACGAAAACCGGTATTAAATTACTACGCATTTAAGGACGAAATTAGACTCAATAAAATAACCCTCCCTGAATCACATTACCACATCACATTTGTACTCCCAATGCCACCAAGCTGGAGCAAGAAAAAGCGCTCAGAGATGAATGGCAAGCCACACCAACAAAAACCAGATAAAGACAATCTCGAAAAGGCGTTGTTAGATGCCATTTTTGATGATGACTCATGTGTCTGGGATGGTCGGGTGACGAAAGTTTGGGGAGAGAGAGGGCAGATCATCATCAGGGAATTAGATGAATAGCCTTCATTGAACTACACACAATTACGGCATTGCCGGGGATAAAATAAATGAACCTAGAGAGCGCATTAAAATACCATTTCGCGAAATCCCCTTCATTGACTGACGCACCCAAATCCACATCCAGTGAAACATTAACCGGTACTGATGTTATGGCGGCATTTGGTATGTGTCAGAGTAAGGTGTCATTCGGCTACTCCGCGTTTGCAGGAAAGATGGGGCTTAGCCGGAACGACAGGGAAAAGTCGATCAAGCTATTGACTCAATATGGGATGAGACGGTGCGATAAAGTGGCAGCATTACGAAAGCTCAGCCCAAAGATTAAAGTGAAGGTCGTGCAGATACTGGCAAAATTCGCGTTCATGGATTATGCGCGCTCTGCGGCAAGTGTTACTGAATGTGAAAAATGCCGGGGTGTAGGAATTATTTACTCCAAAAAGGAGGTAATAAAACATCCTGGCATTACTCGTGCCGATGGTGTAGTGATTATCGAGCCGTGGATTGAAGTAGATCAGGTTGGTGAGCTTTGTCAGAAATGCAATGGGAAAGGATCTATTTCTTGCGCCTGCAAGGATTGCAAAGGGCGCGGAACGACAGTGGATCAGGAAGAAACCGAAAGGCAAGGCGTACCTGTTCGTAAGGCTTGTGAACGTTGCAGTGGGCGAGGTTATGAGAGAATTCCAGCCTCCAAAGCATTCAAGACATGTAAGGCAATATCCGATATTACCATTGATCAATGGAAAAGAGGTGTAAAGGCATTTTATGAAGACCTTATTCAAGAATGCGAAAGAGGAGAGATTAAAGCGGATAACATGTTAAAGAAAGTTACAAGCAACTTTAACGATATTTAATAAACACAAACGTTTTCGTTTGACAAATTACACTTTTCTGAGTAAATTTGACGCCAATGATGGGATACTCTGTCTTATCAAATAGAAACCTCGCCCTTGCGAGGTTTTTTTATGCCTGAAATAAACATAAGACTTGCTGTTGTCATTGGTCAGAGTTACATGTGTGTTTACGCCGAATAACTGACCATAAGGTTAAAATTATCATGCTAAAACATGAAGATATGACAACAACAGCATCCTGCGTTTTAGAAACAGTGTCCTCGTATGACTGGATCTCTGTTTCGGATATTTCCACCCTAACAGGTCTATCAAGGCCGCGTTGCCAATTGCTGTTAACTCAATTTTGTCTGGCTGGCCTGATGGAAAGCCGGGACAATGAGACGTTTTTCAAGCGTTGCCCTTGATGGGGCAATGCCTTAAGCGGTGAGATGCATAGCTGGTGTTGTTGATCCACCAGCTTTTCACTCCGTGGTTTTCCAGGAGGCTAGTCAGCGTCGATGTATGGAATAATTTGTGAATTTAAGCCGTGCCACATTAATTAACGACGACTCTCTGAAATTTATCAAAACCCTGCCGGATAACTGTATAGACCTCATCGCCACTGACCCGCCGTATTTTCGCGTGAAAGACTGTAGCTGGGATAACCAGTGGGCAGATGTCACGGCGTACCTTGCGTGGCTGGATGAGCTGATGGCTGAGTTCTGGCGGGTACTGAAACCTAACGGCAGCCTGTATATGTTTTGTGGTTCGCGTCTGGCCTCTGATGCCGAGCTTCTGGTACGTGAACGGTTTAACGTGTTAAACCATATTATCTGGGCGAAACCCTCTGGCCCGTGGCGCAGGCAGAATAAAGAAAGCCTGCGCATGTATTTCCCGGCGACCGAACGTATTATTTTTGCCGAACATTACCAAGGCCCCTATCACCCGAAAGGCGATGGCTATTTCAAGCAGTGTCAGCACTTAAAACAGTCGGTGTTTAAACCGCTGATTGACTATTTTCGTGATGCGCGAAAAGCGTTAGGCGTCACGGCGAAAGATATTCACGCGGCAACCGGTAAGCAGATGGCCAGTCATTGGTTTAGCGACAGCCAATGGCAGTTACCCAATGAAACCGACTACCAAAAGTTGCAGGGACTGTTTGATCGCATTGCCAAAGAAAAGCACCAACGTGGCGAATTGAACAAGCCCTATGATGAGCTGGTGGAATCCCGCCAGCTTTTGTCGCGCCAATATGAAGAACTGCGGCAGGAATACGGTCTAATGCGCCGACCGTTCTCGGTGACAGCCGCCGTACCTTATACCGACGTCTGGCAGTTTGCGCCTGTTCAATATTATCCGGGAAAGCACCCTTGCGAAAAACCCGCTGATTTAATGACGCATATTATCCAGTCCAGTAGCCGGGAAGGGGATGTGGTGGCAGATTTCTTTATGGGGTCAGGGGCGACGTTAAAAGCGGCGTTAAAACTAGACCGTCGCGTGCTGGGTGTTGAGCTGGAAGAGGCGCGGTTTAAGCAGACCAAGCAAGAGATCAACGAGCAATTGCTGGTTTAGCGCTTTAATAGTTCGGGGTATTCAGGTGGGTGTTGTAATCCCCCGAATTCGAGGGAATTACAAGCCACTGGAATTACCAGATAATTTCGATGCTGAACCGCTTAACCTTACAGGTGAGCGAATATCGGCCTGATTTCAGGGCGCTGTTGTTGGGAAGCCTGCCATAACTCATACTGGGACTGCATGTTCGTCCACATTTCGGCACTGGTTCCTAATGCCACTTCTAAACGAAGTGCCATATCTGCGGATATGCCTGTGTTGCCATTTAAAATACGGGATAGCGCCGCACGAGTTACGCCAAGTGCTTTTGCTGCTTCTGTAACAGAAATGTCGCCTAAATATTCACGCAAGACAATTCCGGGATGCGCGGGATTATACATTCTGTTCATCATATTATTCCTTAGTGATAATCTTGATAATTAACCAAAATGGCATCTTCGCCTTCAAAGCGAAATGTCAGCCGCCAGTTTCCGTTGACAGAAATAGCCCAATGGCCTTTTAAATCAGCGCCCTTTAATGGATGTAATTTCCAGCCAGGCGCATTCATGTCATCGGGTTTTTTGGCGGTGTTTAATGCGGTTAGTTGAATATTCAGTTTTACAGCGTGGCTTGTTTGAATGCCTGCTGTAGAGCCTGTTTTAAAGAATTTTTCTAAGCCTTTATGTTTAAAACTTTTGATCATTATGCACCGCCGTATACTGTATAGCAACAGTATACATTAAGTGCGTGTAGTGTCAACCGAATTTGCCACCGCAATCACATGCATGGGGAAGTTATGTCATGCTCAATGCAGCAATTAGAAGAAATGGCTGAACAAATCATTTCTGAGCTTTTTGCAAATGGTAGAACTCCGATGAAACAATTTGGTATCAACTGGAAACAAGCTGAGCGCTTAGAATGCAATGCTCCTCAAATAGTTATGGGGCATAACCCAGATGAAGATTGTTTACAACATTAGCCAAAGTAAACGACCCCTGAGCGGGGTCGTTGGGTTATGGAATAAGTTGCTCTTGAGTACAGTTGTATAGCGCAGCCAGTTTTTCTCGTGTGCGTTTTTGTGGTCGATCTGAGGCTTCCCACTGAGACACGGTTGATTGAGCAGTGTTGAGCTTTTCAGCGACTTCGTACTGAGATAGCCCACGATAGATGCGCCAAGCTGCCAGGATAGAAACATCTTGGTCAACCATGATAGACACGACACCGTTAGGTACGGTCACATCATCGTATTTTGACGGGGTGTATGGCACATCTTCCCAATCTTCCTTTGTGCTGATAAGTTTTTCGTATTCAGCTACTGGCAGGACAACATATTGTGGGTTTCCTGCCTCATCGTTTATATATTGCATTTTTATGTATTCATCCGGGTGGCTAAGAGTCGCGGTGAATTTAATAATGAGGAAATGGCGGGTTACCCCGCCTAGTACGTTGTCGATGTTCTCCGTTTGACTGCCATTATCGAACAGATAACCGGTTCGCCATCAGTAATTTCGAAGATTATCCTGTATTCGCCAACCCGCAGTCTGTACTGGTTATCAAGATCATGAAGTTTCTTGATATCCAATGTCACTGCAGGAAAGGTTTCAAGTTGGTTAACTTTCTCACTGATAGCTTTCCGGTATCTGGTATCGATTGAAAGCAGCTGTTTTCTTGCTTTCCTCGTCCATTGAACCGTAACCATCGTTTCCTCATTTGTTAAAGAGCATATCCGCTTGGGATAATTAGATAATACGTTTTTAATCGTATTATGTCAATCTAAAATGCGATTAAAATGCGATATTGTTTTCAGGGCTGCGTTTAGGTGTGGCCTTTTTATCACCACTTTCCGTTTTTTCTCCCTCATTTGAGGGGCGACAACAAGAAGTGGCCATTAATGTATTAACCGAATTTGCCACCGCAATCACTCTCAGTACCTCCGTATACATGCATTGCGGCTGGCAACCTATTAACTCAACTCACAGGGGCGACTATCTCACCCCACCGACGCCCATTGTTCAGATGGGGTGGAATATGCGCATGACTGAAAAAAACACAGAGTTTTGGGCGTATGCCTGGGACTGGATAATGATAAATGCCCCGCTCATTGCGGGAATGCTGCTAGCGGCGGTAACCGCATTTACGCGTGAAAAGCGAGATGGTGCGGGCTGGATGGCGTCATTGGCTGAAGCGGCGATTTGTTCGTTTATCAGTATCGGGATTATTACCGCGCTGGAATATGCGAATCTGCCGCTCAGTCTGGCGCAGTTTTTTGGTGTGTTCATCGGATTTTTAGGCACCAAAAAAATTGGGGCGATTATCGAATCTGTATTCATTTTTCTCAAAAATAAATTTGGGGTGAACCGATGAGCAGGGGCATTCGTAATCACAATCCAGGCAATATTCGCCACGGGGATAAATGGCAGGGGCTGCGTGCGCACCAGACAGACGATGATTTTTGTCAATTTACGGCGCCGGCGTGGGGCATACGGGCCATGCTGAAAATTCTGCGTAATTATGAACGCAAATACGACCTGAACACTATTCGCCAACTCATTTCCCGTTGGGCACCGCCCAATGAGAATGACACTGAAAACTACATTAATCGTGTGAGCGGCATGACAGGCATTGCCAGTGATGCAGTGATAGATATCAACCATCAGGAAACGATGACTGCATTAGTCAAGGCCATGATACGAATGGAAAACGGTCAACAGCCGTATTCTGATGATGTTTTCACGCGGGCATTTGAGTTGCTATGAAACTGAAATTACTGTCGGCGATTGCTGGTGTAGGGCTGGTAGGAATAATCATTCATACCATCAACTCAGTGTATGCAGAGAATGGGCGGCTAAATCAGCAAAACGCCTCACTGAAACAGCAAAACCAACGCCAGCAACTCATCACCGATAACGCCTATCAATCCATCAGGTTATTCAATGATATCTCACGAATTAATAGCGAAAACCGGAACCGGTCAGCCGTGGATTCTGAGCAAACTAAAACGGCCATCAAAACCGTGGTTGCCAATCATGATTGCGCCAATCGCATTGTGCCTGATGGGGTTGCTATCCGGTTGCAGCAGCACGCGAACCGAATACGTTCCAGTGCCACCGATACCCATTCCGGCACATTTGCTCGCTGACTGTCTACCGCCCGTGATACCCGATGCCATGACATGGCGTGACAGTTTGTTGCTGAATGAACAGTTATTGACGGTGATTGAGCAGTGCAATCTGGATAAACAGGCAATACGGGCAATAGACAAAAACAGACTGCAACCTCAGGAATGATACTGAGGTAGGTAAAATTCTAACAAGGGGCGGAGTACTCCGCCCACCTTACTCGCAGAATGCTCCGCTCCCTCCGGCTGCGAAGCACTGAGTTATACAATCTTTCCATTCGGGGCTACCTGGAGGATATAACCGAGAGCAGAACCAAGCATAAGTCTGCATCGAAGCTAAAAGAGTCGAGCCTGCTACTAGGCAAAGAAGAAGATATTTTTTCATTTTACTCACCATATATCACTGATTACATCAACGAACGATAGACTTAATAACTCTATCTCCACTCAACAACAAGCGAATAATTATTAACAATTAATTGACATTTGAAACTAAACAGAATATTTCTTTACCCATTCCCCTGAGTGGTTAAAGCAATAACCCATGCCATCACTCCGTTCCTACCGTGTACCCAACGCACACGGGCTGGTGGCATTTTTTATATCTGAATTTCACTGTGCACCACATGCACACATTTTTAATCGTCGAACCGTTATTTAGGAATGAGCCTTTGAGGTGGTCAGTCATAGCTGATACTGCTTCGACGGGCTGATCTCCTATGTGGCAAGGGTTCATTACTAAGTAAGGTAAGTATCGTGAAAGAACTATCGGTTTTTAATACTCCTGTTCGGGTTGGTGATGATGGCTATATCTCAATCACTGATATTTGGAAAGCAGCGAAAGCAGCAGGAATGAAAGTAGATAACCTGCGCCCTGTCGATTTCCTTAGAAGCTCAGTAACAGTCGTTTATCAATGAGTTAGTAAAAGGTGGAAATTCTACACCTTTTATAGTCTCGAAAGGTCGTAATGGTGGAACGTTTGCAACTAAGTTTCTGGCATATGAGTATGCCGGGTATATCGACCCAGCATTCAAGGTCGGTGTGTATAGCGTTCTGGATAAATATTTCTCTGGTGAATTAGTTTCAATAGCGAGTTACATGGCAGAGGCCAACATGGCTGCATACACCTATAGCCAAGAAGCGGCCATTGTCAGCGATTGCGCTCGTACATTGAACTATTGGGGGCGAGGTGGCCGTAAGTCACATTTGCTCAATAATAAGCAACTGGCCGAAAACAGATTACAAATTGCCATGCAATATAAATAACAGACCGGATTTGAAATCTGAGTTGAGGATTGTATTTGAAGTCCACCCATTCAACACGATAACTTATTGATATTATAGTATTTAAATTTATAGGGAAAGGGACATGGCACTCACTGATAAACAAGAAATGTTTTGTCGCGAGTACCTCGTTGATTTGAATGCCACACAAGCGGCCATTCGTGCGGGGTACAGCGAAAGCACAGCCGCAGCACAAGCCAGTCGTCTGTTAATAAATGTTAACATTCAATCACGCTTAGCAGAATTGAAATCGGAACGCAATGAAACAGTCGGCATCAACGCCGCTTACGTATTAAAGCGACTGGTTGAGATTGACCAAATGGACGTACTCGACATTCTCACTGATGGCGGGGAACTGAAAGCAGTCAGGGACTGGCCTAAAGTCTGGCGGACGACGCTATCCGGTATGGAAGTGCTTGAGGTCGGCTCACAAGATACGGCTGGCTTACTCAAGAAGATCAAATGGCCGGATAAAGTGAAAAACCTAGAGCTGTTAGGCAAGCATATCAGCGTTCAGGCATTCCGTGATCAGGTCAAGAATGAACATGATGCTGTCGGTAAGCTATCCGATATGATGGACGAACTTTCTAAGGGATAACCATGAAGCCAGAACATTTAGCGTTACTGCGCGATAAACTCTGGCGGCTGAATCATCTCTACTGGATAACGAACAAAGAAGGTCACCCCGTCAGATTCAAGATGACGCCAGAGCAGCTTGAATACTTTGAAGGCATTCACACCCGCAACATTATCCTGAAAGCCCGACAGCTTGGTTTTACAACCGAGGTTTGCATTATTCAGTTGGATGCCGCCCTATTTGAGTCAGCTAAGTGCGCCCTAATCGCTCACACCCTGAATGACGCAAAGCGACTATTCCGAGAGAAGGTGAAATATGCCTATGACAGACTACCGGATGAGATTAAGGCCGCTAACCCTGCCAGTAATGATTCAGCGGGTGAGTTAGTCTTTCGCAAGGGGGGATCGCTGTACGTATCAACCTCTTTCCGTGGCGGCACATTGCGTTATTTGCATGTCTCAGAGTTCGGGAAGATCTGCGCCAAGTTCCCCCATAAAGCCAGGGAGATTGTCACGGGTGCTTTTGAAGCGGTATCAACAGACTGCTTCACCACGATCGAGAGTACGGCAGAGGGACGGGCAGGTTACTTCTTTGATTATTGCCAGATTGCTGAGAAAGCCCAAATACAAGGTAAGTCATTATCCAATCTTGACTGGAAGTTCTTCTTTTTCTCTTGGTGGAAGAATCCGCAATATGCCATCGATCCCGTTGAATCCATACCACAACGGCTGGTGGACTACTTTGCTGAGTTATCAGGCAAACACGGTATTGCATTAAACGAACGCCAAAAGGCATGGTATCTCGCCAAAGAAAAGACTCTCGGCGATGACATGAAGCGGGAATACCCGTCAATTCCCACCGAAGCATTTCAGCAATCAGTTGAAGGCGCTTACTACGCCAAGCAGTTCCGTTATCTGTACGAAAATAAACGTATTGGTGAAATCCCTGATAACTCACACCTACCGGTACATACGTTCTGGGATATCGGCGTGGGTGATTCTACGGCTATTTGGTTCGTGCGTGAGGTGGGTGACGAGTTTCACGTTATCGACTACTACGAAAACTCAGGCGAAGGACTTCGACACTATATGAAGGTGCTGAAAGACAAGGGTTACACCTACGGTGAACACTGGGGGCCACATGATATCGATAACCGGGAGTTCGGCGCGGATGCAAAATCCCGCCGGGAACTGGCGCGAGAAGGGTATGAAATCGACGGTCAGCGTTATTCGCTTATCTTCAGGGTCGTGCCGAAAGTGGCGGTGGATACGGGTATTGAATCCGTGCGTGAAATACTGCCTAAGTGTGTCTTTGATGAGGAGAAATGCGGTGAAGGCATCTCTCACCTAGAAAGCTATCGCAAAGAGTGGGATGACAAACGCGGTTGCTGGAAAGATAAGCCCTTACATGATTTCACGTCACATGGCGCTGATGGTTTCCGTTATTTTGCGGTGGCTAAGAATAATCGTAAGTCAGTCGGTACATTTTTCTTTTAAGGAGAGCCTTTCGTGAGTGAAAGCAAACCAGAATTGCTCGTTAATAGTCTGGCGGACACTATCGCCCAGCGGATGCTCTATGCGGCTGGTGGCATTAGCGGCAATACAAAACGAACCAATATTTATTCTGAGTTCGGTTATCCCACCCGCTTAACCTTCCGTGAGTATTACAACGCCTATGAACGCAATGCGGTGGCACACGCCGCTGTACATCGCTTACTGGATGGATGCTGGCAAGATAACCCCACTATCATTGATGGTGAGGAAAAGAAAGAATCAGACGTGACCAGTGCATGGGAAACAAAAGTTACGAAGCTGCTCAAGCCGTTCTGGTCGAAAATCAAAGACGCTGATCGACGCAATATGATTGGTCATTACTCGGCACTACTGATTCAGATTCGGGATAGCAGGACATGGAGTGAACCAGTTGATATTACCGTGGTATCGCGACTGAAAGAAGAGGCTTTGGTAAACCTGATCCCCGTCTGGGAGTCGCAACTCACTGTGGCGGAATGGGACACAGACATTAATTCAGAAACCTACGGGCAACCAAAGATGTTCAATTTTGATGAACGTCCGGTCGGTCAGGTGGAGATACAAGGTCCAGCAAAACAGCTTGCTATCCATCCATCACGAGTGATCACCTTATGCGAAGGTGCAGAAAGTGGCGATATTTTCTCCGGCACGCCTCTTCTTAGGGCTGGCTATAACAAATTATTGGATATTGAGAAAGTCAGCGGTGGCAGTTCCGAAGGTTTTCTGAAAAACGCCTCGCGCCAGATTGGGGTGGAGTTTGATAAAGAAACGGATTTACACAATATCACCACCGCAGCAATTAAGGCGGGTTACAAAGATCTTGGTGCGGCACTGGAAGACAAAATCAGCAAGCTCAACCGTGGGACGGATTCCGCTGCTGTCATGCAGGCAGGTAAATTAAATGTGCTGTCTGTGGCACCGGGTGATCCTACCCCCACATGGGAAGTGACCACCCGTGAATTTTGCGCCTCTGTCCAAGTCCCATTCACTATTCTGTTTGGCACACAAACTGGGAAGTTAGCCGGTGACAAAGACGATGCCACATGGAAAGTGCGCCTGAATGGGCGGCGCTGGGGCTTTTTGACGCAGTATGTGACACAGTTGATAACGAGGTTATGGGAAATCGGCATTATCGCCCCACCGTCCTCCGGTGAAGTCACCATTGCATGGTCTGACATGTTGGCCGCCAGTGAGCAAGAGAAGATCGACAATATGATTAAAATGGCTGAGGCGGCACTTAAGACTCAGCAGGCTTTCGGGACACCAATATTCACCCCTAATGAAATTCGCACTGTAGGCGAACTGGAACCACTGGAAGACGAGCCAGAACCGCAGGGGGCAGCCGGAGATCCGTTAACTGATGACCCAGACCAAAATCGGAACCCCGATAATACCAAGGAATAAACGCGACCCAACGCAATCATACCGACCCGTTAACAAGATGTTTCGTGATATTGAGAACCGATATCAGGGCATCAAGGCAGCTTTACGGAAATTGTTCGACCAGAGATTAATGGGCAGAACGATAGAAGGGAATGCTCAGAGAGCGCTTGTACTGCATGGCGACACCCTTTATCAGGTGAATACGGGGACGTTTGTCTATGACATGACAGCCCAGCAACTGGCTGACTTGCTGGAAATCGTACAAGTCATTCTGGATGATTATTTGTTGGCTGGTGGGAAAGATCAGTTATGGGCGTTTAGTTATGTAGCGGATGAATATCAGCGAGGGACATTAAACGCCTATACCAATTTATCCGCGCAGTCAGAAATCTACGCACAGCAAACTACATTGTCTTTCCTGTTATCGACGCCAGCCTATCAAAATCAGGTAGCGTCTGCGTTTATATCAACCTATAGCGACTGGACAGGTATTTCTGATGCGGCAAGAGCCGATCTTTCTCATGTGATAGCTGAGGCCATTGCTCGCGGCGTTAATCCGAGAGAAACCGCCGCTATCATCAGTAAACGCTTAGATGTGTCAATGGGGATCGCCAAGAACATTGCTCAGACTGAACAGGTTGGCGCATTGCGCAAGGCTCAGTGGAATGAGACTAAGTGGACTAACGAGCGACTGGGATTGAATACTGCCCTGCTCTGGCTGTCAGCGCTCAAGCCGACAACCCGACAAGGGCACGCAGCAAGACACGGGCAAATCTACACCATAGAAGAATGTGAGGAATTCTATTCCAAAAACGGTAATCGCTATCACTGTTACTGTGCGCAACAACCTGTGGTGCTGGATGATAATGGGAAGCTGTATAACACGGGATTAACTGAACGCCTGACAGAAGAGCGTCAGGCGTGGCAGGAACCCCATTTATCTGAGTAACAATTCAAAGAGGTCATAGCATGAAGCTATCCGGCATTCATGTTAAATCACTGGCCCTAAACTCCTCCAATATCTCAGCAGAAACCATTGACGGCGATGTGCATATCGTCATTCGTGGCGTTGTGCCTGTGGTTGATGATGTTGTGATGAACGGAGGGCTGTATCCGGCTGGTGAAATTAACAAAAGCTATAAATCCATAGAAGGCAAACAGATGCCTTTGGGACATCCCAGCATTGACGGTCAGTATGTCTCTGCTGATGTTCCCCGTGCCGTTAATCAGTTTCATGTTGGCGCATGGGCTGAGAATGTCCGCAAGGACGGCGATCGGGTTGTCATGGACATGAAGATCAACCGCCGCTATGCAGAGTCTACAGAGAAAGGTAAGGCTTTGTTGCAACGTCTTGATGACATGATGACGAACAACAACGCGGAACCTATCCATGTTTCTACAGGGTTATTGCTACAGCGGGAGCAAAACAGCGGTAAATCAAAAGGGAAAAAGTACAGTTGGGTAGCCCGTAATATGCAGTTCGACCATGTGGCTATTCTTCCTCCTGATGAACCGGGCGCTGCGACACCCGATGATGGTGTGGGCATTTTTGTTAATTCTGACGGTGAAAAATTAGAGGTTGAAACGGTCAATCTCTCTGATGCGTCAAATTGCACAAAAGAAGGGGTGATCGATAAGGCGAAGTTCTTCTTCACCAATGCGTCCAACTTCTCATTTGATGACATTTACTCCGCGCTCAGGGATAAGCTCAGGGCTACTTATCCAGACGATGACTATCCCTATGCTGAAAGCGTTTGGCCGGACAAATTCATCTATTACCACGCTGGTAAAACCTACCGACAAAAATATCTCATGAACGATGACGGCACCGCCGAACTCGTTGGAGAGCCTGTTGAAGTTGTGCGCAAGCCAACTGAATACGAAGAAATCAAAACCAATAAGGAACACGATCCGATGAAAGACATGATTGTTAACGCCCTGAAAGTCGCAGGCAAGGAAACAGAGGGTAAATCTGACACTGAACTGTTTGCTGCCTATAACGCCCTCAAGGAGGAAGAGAAAAAGAATCAGGAAGACCAAAACAAGGGTAAGAAAGAAGAGGAAGAAAAGGCGAAACAGAGCGCCAGTAACTCTGCTGAGGCACCAGCTTGGTTCAAGGCGTTCGCCGATAAGCTGACTGCGATTGAATCTGGTTTGACTGCGAACGCCGACAAAGAAAAGGCCGACAAGCGCGCTGCGGTGAAAGCCAAGTTCTGGCTGGATGATACCGCCGTTAATGCACTGGATGGCGCGGCACTCGATGGGTTCTATGCGCAATGCCACACCTCAACCGGACTCAATTCATCATTCACAAACAACAATTCTGAATCATTCACATCTATGCCGGAGTAAATAACATGGCGAAAAATGGAAAGCGCGTTATTCATGCAGGGGGTTTGTTCCCCAACCCAATGCTGAACCGAGAAGGTGCTGCGGCAGTTGATACCCTGCCCGGCACCATTGGTTATTTTGAGGCAGGCAAATTCAAAGCCTCAGTCGATGGCAAAGAAGCGGCAATCCTCTCTGTCGCTAATATCGATTATCTGCGTTGTCAGACGGTGGATGATCCTGTCACGGTGGGTGAAATCGTTGTCGGTATGCAGCCGATGGCAGGCATGTTCCTGAATGTTCGTGCGACTGAGGGGGCATACAAAAAGGGGCAACCTGTGGCAGTCACTAACGGCCAAATTAAGGCGAGTGGTGATGGCGCTGTCGTTTTTGCCTATGTTGAAGAAGACAGCATCACCGCAAAAGCAGGTGATCTGGTTCGCGTGGTGTTTAAATAAGGAGAACTGAATGTTTTATTTTTCAACCAAAAAGGCTACCGAAACCGGAAACCTTGAGGCTAACCAAGCTCAGTTTAGTGAGCTGACACTGGCGCGTAACTCATCTGCTCAGGCGGTAGCTGATTTTATTTCTCGTGCCCGCTTTCGTGTTGAAGATGCCCCGCGCCTCGATGCGGTTAATGCTGTCGATGATATTCGCCGCTTATATCGGACGTATGACCAGACAGTATTGGCTGAATTTGAGCCGAATACAGAGTTCACGCTGCTCAATGACTTGATGCCACTATCGCGCTCTGTTCGTCTGGAAGAGTCAGTGTATGAGTATGCCCGAACAGGCGGTACGGGCTGGGCGCATACGTCAATGTCCGGCCAGATTGGTGCAGCTCTGGATGCACGTTCTTACAGCTTTGACGGTACGATGGTGCCAATTCACGATACGGGCTTTAAGTTCAATTGGCGCGATCCGGTATTTAACAAAGGCTCTGCGCTGGCTTCATTGTCTGATGCGCAGGCCGACTCAGTGAAAGTTGTTCGTCGTAAGTATCTCGACTTTATCTGGAATGGCTTCCGTGACAGTGAAGGCAATTTCATTAAGTTTGATGATAAGACGTGGAAAGGCTTGCGCGCTGATGAGCGTATCGCACAAGTCACGCTGAACGTCGATCACACCACGAGTACAGATGGTCAGGCAATGCGTAGTGAAGTTATGAAAGTGCGTGACGTGCTGAAATTACAAAACTACCAATACGGCGCTCAAACGTGGTATGTATCAGGTGAAATCCTGTCTAACTGGGAAAAACTGTATTACGACGTTAACCAGACTCGTACTGTTCTTGAGGAAATCAAGAAAATCACTGGCATTTCTGACATCAAAGAAGACTTTGAGCTGAAAGGCAATGAAATAGTGATCGTGCCTCTTGGTGCCGGCGTCATCGCTCCGATTGTTGGACAGGCTTTCGGCACGGTTGCGGATCCACGCCAGTTCTATAACTCCGACTATGTATGGCGCACATGGGGGGCTGCTGGCCTGATGGTTAAGCAGGATATTAACGGGCGCTTCTCGGTCATCCACGCCAAAGGCAAGTAAGGGGGATTTATGGCACTGGTAAAAGTTGTTTCAAATAACTTCTTTGCTGGTGCCGACCTCAAAAAGCTAGAGGTTGGTGCTCAGTTAGACGTGTCGGAAGAAAACGCCGCAGCATGGATTAAGACGGGATTAGTCGAGCCGATAGGCAAAAAAGAGCTTGAAGTGGCAACTCCGACAAAACAAAAAAGCAAAGGCAAAAAAGATGGTGATAACACTGGGTGATATCAAGCCGATGATCGCCGAGCTGGGTTTCACATTGCCTGATTCTGTACTGGAATTGCTCTTGGAGCAGGTGAATGTAACCTCGGAGTGTATGACGGCTCAGGGTTATGAGGACAACCTGCAAAAACTCCTGCTTATCTATGCCGCTGTCCGTCTGGCTTCCCTGTCCGGTGCAAGAAAAATTGCCTCACAGGGTTCGCCCTCCGGTGGTTCGCGTTCATTCAATTACGATTCAGCCGGCACGGATTATTTGCTGAAACAAATCAGGATCTGGGATAAACAAGGCTGCCTGTCCGGTTTGCCGCTGGAAAGTAAATTAGTCGGCTTCTTTGATGTGGTGGGGTGATCATGAGCAGTGTTGCTAATTGGGCTTATACCGCCCCCTGTACCTTCTGGCAGCGACTGGGGAATGATGAGTATGGCAAATCCCTTGGCTATGGGGAGCCACGAATCATCATGTGTGATTATCAGGGTGGGTTGTCCAGCAAAATATCAGGAGTGGGTGCTGAACTGGTTGCCAAAAACACGTTCTGGACTGAGTTTGCTGATGCGTCTACAGGGGATTACATCCTGATTGGCGAGTCATCCAATCCAGACCCTATTGCGGCAGGGGCTGACGAAATCAAACATCTCGTTCGCTATGCAGACACATTCGAGCGCATGGCGGATGACTATGCGTTGGTTACAGGGGTGTGATATGGGCGTAAAAGTCAAAGGCATTAAAAAAGCACAAACCCGGCTCAATGCGTTAATCGGCGATATTCGAGGAAGGAAAGTGGTTCGAGCCATGTATAAGGCTTTGTATATTGGCAGTGCTCAAGCCAGCCTCTACACCCCCATCGACACATCCACACTCATTAACTCTCAATTCCGTGATGTTCGCGTTGATGGCGTGAGGCTGACCGGGCGTGTGGGGTATTCGGCAAACTATGCCGTTTATGTCCATGATCCAGAAGTTAAACAAGACTTCCGCAGGGCAACCGCGAAGAAAGAGTTTTTGAAATTGGGCTTTAATGAGATGAGAAGCCAGATAGATAAGGCTGTCGCACAGGAGCTGAAACTATGATTGCCTTTGAGCAATTTCGCCATTATCTGGCAAAAGCCGGGTTGACTGACGGTTTTAAAGTGCAGATGGCGAGCTGGATTGAGCAAAAAGGTGACGGCGGGAAAGTGCAGTACATGGTTTTTCAGCCTGCCGGTGGAACCGGGCGACTGGATGATATCAGTGCGGATGACAATGTACAGGTAATACTGGTCAGCGGCCAGAATGACCCACAGCCGGTTATCCAGCGAGCACAGGACATCCTCAATTACGTCGCCGCCAACCCGGACGATGACTGCCTGAATGCCGTTTTTAATCTGGGTGGTATGCCAACCCCCATCCCCACACAAGAGAACCGATATATCATCCGGTTACTCTTTCGTTGCACATCATAATCAGGTCGCTTAGGCGGCCTTTTTTCATTGTTATTAAAAGAGGTTATTTATGGCAAATTGCCCGGTAGAAACCAATAAATTGATTGGCCGTAATGCCATTATCCGCATTGCGCAGGGTTGCCCTGACGCAGTCCCCGATCAATCTGCATTTTTCCGAATTGGTGCATTGACCACCAAATCCTTTGACTTGTCCCCCAACACGCTGACCTCAGAGGCGGATGATTCAAAGGGGCTGGTGGAAAGTATTGTCACCAGTATGGATTTAACCATCAGCTTTGACGGTGAATATCGCAAGCGGGATAAAGCGGACGACTTTGGTCCATTGCGCTTGCTGCGGGAGATCCCGAAAGAAGTTCAAGCCGGTCGTCAGCCCTCGTATTGGGTACAAATGGACTTTACCGGAGAAGATACGTTTGTGTTGCAGGGGTATATGGTTTTCACCTCCTGGTCATCTCAATTTGGTGCGAATGAAGTGGCGACCTATTCCGGTGAATTGAAGGTCAGTGATGCTGATACGGTTGATTGGTTGATCGAAGAAGTCGCGGTGCAATCGGTCGCGGTTAACCCGCCCTCATTAACTGTTGCCACAGGGAAGACGAATTCGTTTAGCGTCAATGTCAGCCCCACTAATGCCACCAATAAAAACTACACGGTGATGTCGGATAAAACCAACATCGCTACCGTGAGTAAGATCGGTAATGTGGTGACAGTGAAAGGCATTGCAGAAGGTGCCGCAAATATCACAGTTACCACGGAAGATGGCAGAAAAACCGCGAAATGTGCCATTACGGTCACTGCTTAATATTACAAAGGGTACTTGAAAGTGCCCTTGATAATGTTCTGGAGGCTTTATGACACCCATTATTGATATTGGGGAGATGGTTATTTCCACTGATAAATCAGATTTTTTACTTCGCCCTTCGCTGGTGGCTATGACACGCATTGGCACACCCAAACAAATTGTTGACGCATACACGCTGCTCAATGGCGCAGAGACACAATCGTTAATTAACCGCGCAATGCTGGCCTATGGTTCGGTTCCTGACTGGCTGATTAAGATAATGCGTAAGCCTGCATTTGGCCGCAATATCCTGTCAACGGCCATGATGGTGATACAGGCGTGTTGTGAAGATGATGCTGATGAACTGATCGGCGAATGGCGTCCGGGGCGAAGAGGGATTATCTATCGTCCGGGGAAAGCCCCTATTAATGACATCATCGTCATTGCTCAGGAACTGGTGACGCATGGTGTTATTGGTAAGGTCAAGATCAGGAAGCTCCAGCGTAATGAAGGGACAGAAGCGTATTCCGATCAATTTAATGCGGTCGAATATATCAATGCGGCGCGTATTCACTTCGCTATGTCACGGAATGAGGCAGAACGATTAACGATGACCGAGTTCCAGATGATGCTGAAAACCAAGTTCCCTGACGAAAAAGGGTTCACGCGCGAAGAATATGACGCGGTCATCGAGGCCGATGATAAACGCACTCGTGATCTGCTCAGTGGTAAACGAAGATTGGTGAGCATGAAATAATCCAACAGAGGCATGGTATATCAAAATCTGAAAAATTAGCCTTGCTGCAAGGTAAATACCGGTTATTTGATAGAATTTGCTAACTTATTAGCGTCTTTTAGAGATAATAACGGATAAATACCCATTATCTATGTACAAATAGTTGATTATTCGAGGTATCTCTCAGTTTTAAATTAACGTTATTTACAAAAGGTTACAGTCACGTAATTAATAGTTTCTATAAGAAATAATAAAACCCCTAACTATGGCTGTAGTCAGGGGTTTATGAATTGTCCAGTATTGATTAGGAACATAGACGTGATCATTGTAGCAGTGAAGAAAGTGAGTCCAACAATCAGCGTTCCACTCTGTGGCGCAGATCTCTATATCGTGGACTATCACGGTCAACCGTATGTACCGATAAAACCGATTGCTGAAGGCATGGGGCTGAATTGGGCTTCGCAGTTCACAAAACTGAAAACTCGTTTTCAGCAAGTAGAGAAGATCTCAATACCAACAAAGCACGGCTTGAGAACCATGAGTTGCCTGGCGCTTGATGAACTCGCTGACTGGTTGGATATGATCAACCCCAGAAAAGTGAAGGCGGCTATAAGAAATAATGTTGTTTGGTATCAGGAGGAGTGCCACGGTGTGCTGTCTACTTACTGGATAGCAAATGAAGAAAAAAGGAAGGCACCGGTAAGACCTCAGCCTTGCTATAGATTCCTCGTCAAAATGGAGGTTCATGATCGCTATCTTAATAAAACGGATATTTTCACCGGTAGAACAGAGACGCCAGAAAACATTATCACTGGCGTTGCCCGTCAATACGGATATTACATTGAAAATATGATCTCACTGCCAATGCATAGGGTTTAAATCATTCGCATTGCAAAAGGCAAAGAGGCAGCCTGACATCAAATAATCTTCCCGGCCTCGCCGAAGCGGGGTTTCCATTTCCAAAGCCCTCATGGGGCTTTTTTGTCCGTTGCAAATGGCTATTTAATATCAACAAGGAATCCGTCTGCGTCCAATGACCCCATTGATACTGTATAGCCAAGGTCATTGAGTCGATTAAATGTCTGCTGAAATACTTCGTTAAATTCTTTATCTTCTAGACCTTCAAGTTCAAGGTCATTTAGCATGATGCAGAAGCTTTTGTGCCCCATACGGATTTTTTTATTTATCTCGTCAAAGGTTCTTTTGAGAATGATGCTGGGTAATTCATCTTTTGCCTTGTTGGCAATCTGTATCGCATCCTTGGCTGAGATCAACTCATCTGTGGGTGGTTCGTTCAGAAAGCTAATATCAAGACGCTGAACAATCTCTGCATTCATAGAACGAGAGTTCGCCTTTGCTGTTTCCTCTATTTTTTCTTTTAACTCAATGGGAAGTCTGATGCGTAATTGCGGGTCTTCTCTGCTCATAATGAATTCCGGTTGTGGTCAAATAACTAATTTTAAAATTATGACCCACGGTGGGGTTGACTTCAATGACGCACGGTGTGACAATTAAGTCAGTGCCCCACGGTGTGACAATTAAAGGAGAAGATAAAAATGCAGAAAGCAAAAGATATGTACCAGCGCAAGATTCGATTCCCTGAGGAGATTTGTAAGGCCATTCAGGAGAACGGAGAGAAAGAGAGTCGGCAATTCAATACTGAAGTTATTTATCAGTTAAAAAAGGCGTACGGATTGATAGAGAAGATACAGCATGAAGCCCAATAACGACGAAACCCCAACTGTTGGAGCAGTTGAGGCTTCTAAAACGTCAAATCTTACTAGGAAAATAACGCTATGAAAATTTTAGCACCTGCAACACAAGCTGTCACTATGTCAAGTCGTGAGATCGCGGAACTGACAGGGAAAGAGCATAAAAATGTATGTCGGGATATTCGCATTATGCTTGCAGCTTTATACGGTGGTGAAGAAAAAGATTATCTTCGTAACTCAAATTTGAGCCACCTTACAAATCAAAGAGTTGAATGCGTTCAATACGACATATCAAATCCGAACGGGTGGGAATATTTACTCGACCGTCGCCATACAGAAATTTTAGTGACTGGTTATGATGTCAAAAGACGAGCAGCGGTTATTGATCGTTGGTTTGCTCTTGAATCAAATCCAGTGCAACCAATGATACCCCAAACTCTACCCGAAGCACTTCGTCTTGCCGCTGACTTAGCAGAACAGAAAGCAGAGCTTGAACACAAAGTCGAAGAAATGAAACCTGATGTTGCAGCTCTAGAGCGTATCGCAAAATCAGACGGCTCGATGTGCGTTACAGACGCAGCTAAGCATTTACAAGTTAAACCTAAAGTTCTTTTCGACACCTTATCTTCACACAAGTGGATTTATCGTCGCTTAGGTAAAAAGAATTGGGTTGGTTATCAAGACAAATTACAACAAGGGTTGCTGGAACACAAAATACGGTCATTTACCGACAGTGAAGGTGAGGAACAAACACGAGCGCAAGTTCTTGTGACCGCAAAAGGTATTTCCAAGCTGGCTAAGATGTTTAGTGTGGAGGCTGCAGCATGAGTGCTCAATTGGTTTTTCAGGATACGGTATTTAATCCAGTACACCATACCAATAAAATTTGGCTCACTGCTGTTGAGCTGGCTAAGGCGCTTGGGTACAAAAAATCAGATGCGGTTAACCAGATTTATGAGCGTAATTCTGATGAGTTTACCGCTGCTATGACCGAGACCCTCAAATTGAGTGTCTCGGATAAATCAAAGGGTTGCAGTGATAACTTGCAAAAAACAGTGCGCATTTTTTCCCTTCGAGGTGCTCACTTAGTTGCTATGCTCTCAAAGACGAAAATAGCTAAAGAATTCCGTAAATGGGTGCTGGATATACTGGATCGTGAAGTTGAAAACTCATCTGAGGTCACAAAACCTAAGTCACCTGGTTTTAGGTATCTAATCAAAATGGAGGTTTACGATAGACATCTTAATAAAACGGAAACGTTTACTGGTAGAACTGAGACACCAAGAGGAATTGTCACTGGCATAGCCAGACAATATAGATACCACATTGAAAGCATGATCGAGCTTCCAATCGGCATATTATAGAATTGACCATAACCATATCATCACTAACTAATCATAGCCTCGCTTCGGCGAGGTTTTTATTTCTAAAGCCATTAATTGTGGCTTTTTACATTGTTTTGCCCTACTCGCTTGGTATCATGAGCGAAATTTAACAATGAGGGATTTGTGATGAGGAAGTTATTAATAGCCGGAGTTTCTTTTTCAGCGTTGATACTGTCTGGGTGCTTGGCAACACCGAATGAAGTCAAGAGCAATAAACCCATTCCTGTGTCATCATTTTCAGTTGATGAGAAATATAACCTTAACGAAAGTGATAAACAGTTTTTCGTACCTAAAGAGCAAGCACATGTGTTAGAGACTGTGCAGGAAATAAAAGATGCTAACTGTTCTTATTACATGAACTCGACAGGAGTAAACAACATAGCTATAGGTAGGGTTAAGGTTGTTAAGGGAGCGTTCAAAAAGGAAGCTTTATTCCCTAACAGTCATATTGAATGCTCACTTCGTGAAGATTATCAGAATAAAGGGGCGTTCAAGATAGAATTATCTGAAAGACTAACAATAGATGGTGTAAAAGTGACTGTTAGGCACAGCTCTAATGATGGTATTGTTGTTATAGGAAGAGGTATGGGTTACGGTGATAATGATACTTGGCTAAGTCATTGTAATAAAGATGCAATGACAGATAAAACTTCCTGTTGGATTACCTATGGCAATTTAATGATAATAAAAGATGCGATAGGTTATACCTCTGCCATTGGAGGTGATATTTATCCTGGAACTAAAGGTTACATAAGAGTAGGGAAAGATAAACCTTATATCACAATTGAAGGGGAGAAAATAAGATTCTTTGATTACTCAATGACGAGAAAAATAGTTCGTGATTTAGAGGCGACTTCTTCGAATAATGCTATTACTCAATATACTAAGTGGCCTGATGGTAAAGTTATTAATGAAGAAATAAGCCTTAAGCATTTTAAAGTGGCAAAAAAAGTATTGGATGTAATTTATAAAAACTACGAGTAACCTACACACCATTAATATAACAACCTCGCTTCGGCGGGGTTTTCTTTTTTAAGGAGTCGACAAAATGGCAGAGCATCAAGTAGGTAATATTGTTTACCAAGTATCAATGGATGTAGCGCAATTGCTCACTGCCCAGCGCCAAGTAAATGACAGATTGGATGGTTTAGAGCGCGGAATGGGTAGGGCTGACATGGCTACGAGACGGCTAGAGAAATCAATGTCATCATTATCTGTAATAGCATCCAGTCTTATTTCGGCTCTCTATGTCCAACAAATTGCCAAATATGCAGATAGCTGGACTACCGTAAACAACAAATTAGTCAACTCCAAAAAAGCACATGAAGAACTTGGTGAAGTAACTACGCGCGTATTCGACATCTCTCAGAGGACAAGAACCAGTCTAGAAGCCACAGCTACACTGTATGGCCGTCTTGAAAAGGCCACTCGTTCGTTAAATATGGGCGCTAGAGACTTAGGCGACATGACTGAAACAATAAATAAAGCGCTCATCGTGTCAGGTGCGACAGCGGCGGAATCATCGAGCGTTCTCGTTCAATTATCACAAGCTTTAGCGGCAGGCGCATTACGTGGCGAGGAATTTAACTCCGTTAGCGAGAACGGCATAAGGATAATGCAAGCCATTGCTGATTATTTGGGTAAAGATATAGGCCAATTAAAGGAGATGGCTGCGCAAGGTAAATTAACGTCCAAGATAGTCGTTGCCGCAATGAAAGCGAGTGCAGATAAAATCGCCAAGGAATTCTCTAAGACCACTTCTACAATAGAACAGGCGTTCGTTGTCGCTAACAATAACGTTACTAAATTTGTTGGTGAGTCCAGCAAGATAAATACAGCAACGAATATATTCAATAAATCATTGGTGACCCTGAGTGGAAATTTGGATGTATTCGCTACCGCTATCGGTATGGTGGCACTGGCGGCTGTCGCTAAGTTTAATGGCGCGCTGGCAGGTAAAGTGAAAGCCATGCACACATCCGCTCAGGCTTCCCTTGCTGAGGCCAAAGCCACTCACGCTAACGCTTTAGCAACTGAAAATGCAGCTATTGCTGCCAATCGTAAAGCACTGGCGGATAGAGAACAGGCTATTTTGGCCTATATGGTTGCAGAAGCGGAACTTAAAGCCGCGGCTGGTACTAATGCTGAGCGGATAGCGACTGATAATCTTGTTGTTGCTAAGTCTCGGTTAGCAATAGTCGACCTAGAAGTGGCAACTACTGGAAAAGCTGCCGCTGCTGCAACTGCCGCAGTAGGCATTGCAGCTAAACAAGCCTCGGTGGGTTTGCGTATGCTAAGCAATGCTCTTTCTCTTGTGGGCGGCTGGTTCGGTCTTATCACCATCGCAGCAGGGGTTTTTTACTATATGTATGAAAAAACCAAACAGGCATCAGATGGTGCGAGGGAATATGCGAAAAATTTAGGTGATGTTAAAGAAAAACTCAAGGATTTGAGTGTGGAAGAGGTTGCCGCTGAAATTGATAAGATGAATAAATCAATAAAGCAGATGGGAATAGACGCCAAAAACGCAGAGCAAAAAATTGATGAATTGCAGAAGGAACTCGATAAATTCAAAGACTCTAAAAAAAGAGCGATAAGAATAGCCTATTACACGAGTAACGGGCTTGATAGAGATTTTGCCGAGCAAGCTGTTACTGATGATGAGAAACAAGCGCAAGAGGCTTTAACGCAAGCTAAAGCAGATCATGTACGCATAACAAGAGAGCTGAACAACGCCAAGGCAAATTCGGCAAAAATGTCCGATATCGAAAACAAAAAGATAGAGGACACCAATAAAGCCATTATGGAGCAGGCACAAAAGCGTATTCCTGATCAGGTTGCTAAATGGCGCGAAGCGAAGCTGACCATGTCTCAGATGGTTGAGGAGGCAAAGAAGGCCATTCCTGATATCAATAACCTCATTAGCACCGTTGGCAATGCAGGGGCAGAAGTCAACAAAAAAATGCAGGACATGATTGAAAAGACCAGAAGGGAAAACGACATAGCTTCAACACCAGAAGGGATAGATAAAGTTGAGAAAGAGGCTATTTATGATGCGAAGGATGCTGGTGCAAATGAGCCAGATACTATAGCTCTAGTTAACGCAAGGAAAGAGCTACACAAGACGCAAAAAGCCAATGAGGATAGGAAAAAAGCCGAACAAGAAGCTGAATCAGCCGCCAAGAAAGCTCAAGATGAGGCTGACAGTCGTTCTAAACAGATTACAGATTCACTCAAAAATCAACGCGAAGAACTTGAACGACTGAATCAAGGGTACGAAGAAAACAGCCTTGAGATGGCTAAATATGACGCTCGCAAGGCGATGCCGAAAGGTTCCAGTGAAGCCCAGCTAAAAGAAGCAGAAGATCTCACCGCAAAAATTTGGCTGGCTAAACAAGCAAAAGACGACAAGATTAAGTCGTCCGAACTCGATGTTGCAGCTCATTCCGCAGAGCTTCGTAAAAAAGAAGAAGATGATCTCCAGCGGATGTACGATAAGCACCTTATCGACGAAAAAACGTTCCAAGAACAGATGAAAGTGATTAGGGATAAAGCCGCAGAAGAAGAGCGACAACGTAAAGTTAATGAGGCTGTGAGTCCTGGCAACAAACTCCTTGGAGAAGTTGATCCTATTCAAGCAATGCAGAATCAGCACGAAGAGGAACTTGCGCGGATAAGAGCAATAGATGATGAGAAGGTTCTTTCCGCTCAACGTCGTGAAGAGTTAATCAATGCGCTTGAAACTCAGTATAGGGAACAGAGGGAGCAAGCAGAATGGGAAATGTTTCGCAACCAAAGCCAGATGCATCAGTTTGTAGCTGACTCACTGGATGCCCTTGGCCAACGCTCCGCTAATGCCATCACTGGGTTGTTAACCGGCACTCAGAGCGCCAATGATGCTATGCGCAATCTGGCCTTAACCATCACAAACGAAGCAGTTTTCGCACTAGTTCAGATGGGCATGCAGCAAATCAAGAATATGGTGATGGGAGTGGCGGCTAACAAAGTTGCGGCGGCATCGTCTGTCGCTACTGGTGCGACGATTACGGCTGCAATGGCTCCTGCTGCTGCGGCTACCAGTGTGGCGACAATGGGAACAGCCGCAACTTTCGGTTTGGCCGCAATGACTGCGGCAATTCCTGCGATGATCGCATTGCTTGGTGCTCGCAAAAATGGCGGACCAGTCAGTCCGAACGGCGCTTACCGAATTGGGGAGAACAATAAACCTGAGCTATTCAAAGCAAACAATGGCCACCAATATATGATACCGGGTGACAGGGGGAAGGTGATTAGCAACAGGGAAATAGGCAAAGGCGGTAGCGGTGCTTCGGTTGGTAGCATTAATATTAATTTTAATGTTCAGACACAAGGTAACTTCTCTGAACAGGATGCACGAATGGTGTCGGGAATGGTAAGACAATCCATTTATAGTGTATTGCAGGATGAGAGCAGACCGGGTGGAATGCTGAACCAGTAGTGTGCTAATAACGGTCATTGTGTCATAAAACCCCTGTTATTCATCGATCTGTACCTTTTCGTCGCGCATTAATTTACGAAGTATCATTACCCGATGATTATACAAACACGAGCATAAGTATTTATTGATGAATATAAGTATTTTATAGATTTAATAAGTATTATGACTTATAATTAAAACATCCTGAAAACGGAGATGCTCTTTAATAATAGGGGAAATGATGGTCAAAGTGATTTGGTCTAAGGCAGCAACCAAGCAGCTGATTCGGATCGACTCGAGATATCAGAAGGCGATAAAAAATAAAGTGAGTCAGCTTACTGGTTTTCCGCTTGTGGATTTGGATATCAAAAAATTAACGGGGACAGAAGCTCAATACAGATTGAGAGTAGGCGACTACCGAATTTTGTTTGAGCTTTCGGGTAAAGAGCCGAAGATTTTAGAAGTGCAGGAAGTTAAGCGAAGACAAACAAAAACATATTGACTGGCATGGCGGGTATCCCCCGCCTGCTTTTTCCTCTATTCATGTCAGGGTCAACACAATATTGGAGATAATATGGCTGGTATCCAGTTTATTACAGATGAGAACGGCAACAAGCAAGCGGTAGTGCTGCCTATTGAGGAGTATGAACGCTTACTAGCTGCGGTGGATCGTGATGAAGATTATGTCAGCATCCCTTACACCAAAGGCTCTCATGATGATGAAACCATCCCTCATGAAGTCATCAGTATCATGGTGGATGAAGAAACTACACTTCAGGCAGCATGGCGTATCTATCGCGGTTTGTCACAAACAGAGGTGGCTGAAAAATTGGGAGTCAGGCAAGCCGCCGTCTCCCAGTTTGAAAAAGCAGAACGTCCCCGCCAGGCCACATTGGTAAAACTGGCGGCACTTTATGAATGCAGGCCAACACAATTAACATTGGATTAAAATCAACCCATTTTTATGGACACGTAATTGCACAAACCCTCTTCGGAGGGTTTTTTTATGGGGGGAATATGATTAAACCAGAATTCAAATGGCGACCGCAGGATAACTATGAGGTCAGCCATGAACCACGTGTCAAAGTGATTAAGTTTGGTGATGGTTATGAGCAGAGATTCAAAGACGGCATTAATAACCAGTTAAAACGCTACCAGCTCAGCTTTGCCGAGAGTGCTAAAGCCGGACGAGAGATTGATAAGTTCTTGCGGGAACGGGGCGCGGTGGAATCCTTCACATGGCGAACCAGTGACGATAATCAATTGCGTACTTTCGTGTGTCGTTCATGGACGGTCAACCGCCAGCGGGTGCGCTGGTCAATCAGCTGTGTATTTGAAGAGGTGGTGGCATGAGGGATATCCCGAAAGAGATGCGGATTGAGGTCACCGAACTGAGTCAGAACGCCATTCTGAATCTGTATGAGATAGATTTGACGGCCTTTGGCGGGGATATCTACCGCTTTCATGATGGTATGAACGGGAAGTTACAGCCTATTATCTGGCAGGGACTACGCTATGAGCCGTATCCGGTAGAGGTGACCGGGTTTGAGATGAGTGGCAAAGGTCCAAGTGCCAGACCGAAGATGGTCTTTGCCAATATCAACGGGTTATTGACCGCAATAAATCAGGATTTCAATGATGCGTTGGGAGCTGTAGTAACACGTCATCAGGTGTCAGAACTGAGCCTGGATGCAGTGAATTTCCCGAATGGTAACCCACAGGCAGATCCCACGCGTGAGGTGGTGAGTAAATACCTGATAGAACAAAAACAGGATTCCAACGCGGATTTTGTGACATACGTGCTGGCCTTACCTTGTGAAACGGATGGCGCGTTAATTCCGGCGCGGGTGATCCAGGCGGATATTTGTGGCTGGCAATACCGCTCAGCCGACTGCGGTTATGACGGGCCACCTGTGGCTAATGAAAAAGATCAGCCCACAACAGATCCGCTGAAAGACCGATGTTCAAAAAAATATAGTGGCTGTCTTAAACGATTTCCCCGCCCTTTACCCATGCCTTTCGGCGGTTTTTTAGGCGCAAACAGATTGGGTTAATACCATGATTGAACAAGACATTATCGCCCACGCGAAAGCGGAAGGGGTGAGGGAATCGTGCGGACTGATTTCAGGTGGCCGCTACTTCCCTTGCCGCAATATTTCGCCAGATCCTGAGAATTTCTTCGAAATTAACCCGGATGACTGGATAACGGCAGAGTGCTTTGCAGATATTGATGCCATTGTGCATAGCCATCCAAACGGAAGGCCTCGCTTGAGCACGGCTGATAGGGCGCAGCAAATTAAAACCGGGTTGCCGTGGTGGTTGGCTTGTGATGGGCGGGTGCATCAATTTCGCCCCGTTCCGCGTTTATTAGGCCGGGAATTTATTCATGGCATACAGGATTGCTATTCGCTGATCCGCGACGCCTATCACCTGGCTGGTATCGAATTAGATGATATCCATCGCGACGATGAGTGGTGGAACAGCGGCCAGAATCTTTATCTCGATAATAGCATCAGACAAGGCTTTGAGCAGGTTGATGATATTCAGCCCGGCGACATCATTCTCATTTGTCTGGGAAGTCAAACGCCCTGCCACGGGGCAATTTACCTCGGCAATCAACAAATTCTACATCACAGGCCAGATCGCATCAGCAAGCGGGATATCTATGGCGGTTATTGGCTCAGATATACACATTCAATCTGGAGACATAAACAATGGTCAAGTTACAGCTTGGAGGCCATCTTAGAAGATTTGGCCGTCGTTATGAGCTAGATGTTAGGGATGCAGCAGAAGCTATCAGATGCCTGTGTTACCAGTTAAAGGGATTCAAGCAGGCGCTCTCTGATGGATATGTACGTATTCGCATCGCCGGGAGGGATATGACAGAACAATCCATTCCGGCAGGCATGAATCATCCACTCGACCACGGCGATACAGTCACTATCGTGCCAGTCGTGGGAGGGGCGGGCGGCAATGGTGCGGGGCTAGGCATGGTGGTGTTGGGCGCAATAGCTATCGGTGCGGCGTTTTTGACAGGCGGTGCAACTATTGCGGCGTGGAGCGCGATGCATGCTGGATTAGCTATTGCCGGGGTTGCTTTGGTTGGTGCGGGGCTGGCTTCTATGCTGACCAAAATGCCAAATAGCCCGGAAATGAAATCCAGTAAAACAGAGGGCAACCGGTATTTCAGTTCACTGGAAAACCGTATCGGGCAAGGATATCCAGTCCCCATCCCTTATGGTGAGCTGGTGGTGGGGTCGAACGTGATTTCTCAGGGCTTGGAGACAGAATAGTGGGAAAAGGTAGTGGTGGTGGCAGTACGCCGAAACTGCTTGATGATAACCTGAAAAACAAGCAGTTTTTGAACATTGTTGATCTGATTGGTGAGGGGCAAATTGAGGGGCCAGTCGGCGGCTTGCACGGGTTCAGAATTAACGGAACGCCCGTTGTTGATAAGGGCGGCAATCCCAACATTCATGGTGTCACTGTCCAATGGCGAGCGGGTACACAATCTCAAGAGCCATTAACTGATCATCCATTTGTTGAGAGTGAAATTCCGGTCAGTGTCGAGGTTAAGAAGGATAGCCCCATTCTCAGGGCGGTATCCGGCCGCGATGTGGATAGGGTCAGGCTTACAGTGGGTGTTAGCCAATTGGTGCAAACAGATAGTAAAGGCAACCAGAGCAATACCTCAGTACAGTTGGCTATCGATGTGAATGATGGCTCCGGTTGGTACAATGCCAAGATCGTGCATATCGGGCCGGCAAAAATCAGCGGGCAATATCTGGAATCCCATACTATTGATGCCCCCAAGAAAAAACCTTTCCAGATCAGAGTATCCCGCTTAACGGATGACAGTAAAAGTGATCAGCTTCGCAATGGTACGGTATGGGCGAGTTATACCGAAATCACCGATACTCTGATGAGCTACCCTAATAGCGCCGTCGTGGGGATGCGCATTGACCGCTCATTGTTTGCAGACACCCCAAAACGGACTTATCACATTAAGGGCATGATTATTCAGGTGCCTGATAATTATGATCCTGAGACGAGAGAATATCATGGCGTATGGACGGGGCGTTTTAAGCCTGCCTATACCAATAACCCCGCATGGATATTCTACGATTTGGTGACCAATACCCGTTATGGTATCGGAAAGCTAATGGGTTCTTTTGGTTGTGACAAATTCGCCCTGTATGCCATCGCGCAATATTGCGACCAGATTGTCCCTGATGGTTTTGGCGGCACAGAACCCCGCTTTACCTGCAATGCGTATATTACAACACAACGTAAGGCGCGGGATGTATTGGATGATTTGGCTTCGGTCTTTCGGGGTATGCAGGTCTGGAACGGGCTGCAACTAACCTGTTTTCAAGACAGGCCCTCCGATCCGGTCTGGACATTTACCAATGCCAACGTAGTTGAGGGGAAATTTAACTACGGTGCGTCGGCAAAGAAAGCCAGGCATACAGTTATCGAAGTGACCTGGATGAACCCGGATAACGGCTGGAAAGAAGAACCGGAACTAATTCAGGATGATGCACTGGTTGACCGTTTAGGACTGAATGTCAAAAAGGTGACCGCCTTTGGTTGTACCAGTCGGGGTCAGGCGCATCGGGTAGGCAGATGGATAATCGAAACCGAAAAACTGGAAACCGATTCAGTGACGTTCAGTACCGGACGCGAAGGGATCAACTGTATACCCGGCGATATTGTTGAAATAGCCGATAATAGTTTCGCCGCTGCCCGAATTGGCGGACGGGTGCTTACTTTCTCCGGTAAAGAAGTTCGTCTTGATGCGCCAGCGGATTTTGCACAAGGTGAGTCAGGTTACTTCTCCTACATGGGGAATGACGGGAAATTTATCAGGGTAGATATCGAATCCGTCAGTGGTGATGTGATCACCCTGAAAGACGTACCAGCCGGATTGCGTCAATGGGGCGTGTTTTCTATCTCCAAGCGATCACTGGTTACTCGGTTGTTTCGGGTGATGAGCATTGCCGAAGACACAAAAAGCGGCCATTACAACTTCACCTGTATTCAGCATGAACCCCAAAAAGAAGCCATTGTTGATAATGGTGTTGATTTTCAGGGTATGCCCGCCACGCAAAACGTGATCCGCATTCCGAACATTGAACGCCTGAGCATGGCTTACATTCAGGACAGTGCGCAGGTGCAGGCTCGTGCTATGTGGGCCACCACGACGATTAACCGCAATATCACCTTTGAGGTGGTGATTTACCGTGACAATAAAGTGGTTTCACGCGGGAATACCAAAGATCTGGAATACTACATCAGTGGTCTGGACGTGGGAATATATCAGGTCGGTGTTCGTGCTCGTGATGACAACGGGATGTTGGGTGATGAATCCAAAGTTCAGATGGTGATTGGTGCTCCGGCTGCCCCTTCGGTTATCGACATTGAGCCTGGATTTTTTGAGCTGAAAGCTATTCCCCATATCAGCGCACCTAAAACACTGGATACCCAATTTGAATTCTGGTTTTCAGCAACGCGGATCAGCAATATCAATGAAGTAGAAGTGAGAGCCGATTTTCTTGGGATCGCTAAGTTCTGGACAAAAGGACAGCTGAAAGCTGGAACATCCTACTGGTTCTATGTCCGCAGCGTGAATGAATTCGGTAAATCGCATTTCGTTGAAGCGGAAGGCAGAGCTGACGACAATGCGAAAAATATTCTAGAGATTGTGGGTAATCAATTTCTGTCAACGGAAGCGGGGAAACGTCTGGCAGAAAAGATTGATTTCAATACCGAGAAAACAACTGAGCTGGAGCGAAGTGCGCATGAGTTAGGCAGCAAAGCGCTTAACCTTGAGCAACAAATTGGGGATGTAGCGGAAGAGATGCTGAGCAATGCTCATTTTAGCACCCAGCTTAGCCATAATATACAAGAAGAAGTTCATGACCGTAAGGCAGATATTTCCCGTCTTGAACAGGTGCAGGCGAATGAGCGTGAGGCTCATACCAAATTTCAGTCACAAATCAGCTCGGAAGTGTCGAATAACCGGGCGGCGGTACTGGATATCCGGGAATCTCAGTCCACACAGGAAAAGGCTTTTGTCAAAGCAGTTGATCAGGTTAAAGCCAGCCTGAAAACCACGGATGATAGCGTGCAGGATATCACCGGACGAGTGACACAGAATACCAATGCCATTGCAGCGGCGAATGTGTCACAGGCGAAATTTGAGCAAACTACGCGTGCTCGCTTTGAAGAGCAAAGCAGTGATATCAGCAAAATGGAAAAAACGGTCACGGATGCTGAAAGTGCGCTATCAGAAGCCTTGATGCAGACGTCAGCACAGTTCAACGCGATCAGTGATCAGCAGTTTAAGTCGGCGGCACGGATTGTGCGTGTTGAGAAAGCCGTAGCTACGGAAAAAATTGCCCGCGCTGAAATGGGACAACAAATCCATGCCCGGCTGAATGATGCAGAATCCGCCATAGTGGACGTCAAAAAAACCCAAACCGAAGCGGATAAGGCGTGGGTCGAAAGCCAGACTCAGTTGCGGGCGGAAATTCAAAAAGGTGACACACAGTTACAGGAAAGCATTGATCAGCAGGCACGGCAGTTATCGGCTATTAACAGCACGTTCAATGAACAGAAAACGGCGATTGCCAATCTTGAAAATTCTTCGGCAACATTAGAGCAAGCCCAGAAAAGCCAGTATGAGGCTCAGCAATCCCAAATTACTCATCTGAATGACACCTTCAGCAACCAAGAGCGATCTCAAGCTGAATCTATCCTGCAACTTGCAGCACAAGCTGTCGATGCTGCGGGGGAGCAGCGTCAAATTCGGGCGGAAATTAACCGGGTAGATAAAGCACGAGCTGATGATCGTCAGGCATTTGCTAATTCTATTGAAACCCTAAAAGCACAGGTAGGCGAAAACAGCGCTGTTTTGGAAGAGAAAGCGACCGCTGTCTTTGATATCGACGGTAACGGGTATGCCATCAAGGATATCGGGGCGGGAGTGAATTACAAGGGACAGTTTTATAAAGCCGGGATGGTGATTGGAGCTGAAGTTAAAAATGGACAGGTGGAAACACAATTTGGCGTCCGAGCAAACCAGTTTACCGTGGTCAATCCCACCAATGGCAAGCTAGAACCAGTCTTTACGATTAAGGATGGGCAGGTGTTTATCAAGGAGGGTTTTATTGATTTAGCAACCATTCAGCATTTATTGGTTGGGATGGATATTAAATCCACCAACTATATTCCCAATCAGAGGGGCTTTAGATTTGACGCCAAAACCGGTGCTATTGAGATTAACGGTGTAAGCAACGAATACAGAATAATGATATCAAATAGAGGGTTTTATTTATTTGATAAAACCAACACCCCGATAATAGAATTAGGTGAATTGTTGTGAGAAATTACGGATTAAGAATCAGAGAGCCAAAAACAGGGCGAATAAAGATAGATACGTCATCCCGAATAGGTAGAATTTTGGGAATGGTTACATTGCCTAGTGTGGGTGAAGGAGAGCGCCGTTCTGGTAGCATCCCGTTGGATGAGCCATCAAAATATGGCGAGGTTTTTATTTTTGTTGATAGTGACGTTGTTATTTACGGCCGTGTAATTTTTAACGTCTGGTATAACAATGACGCCATACACTACGATATCAGTTGCGGTAACCAAGCTGCACTGAGGGGAACAAATGTTTTTTACGGGGTTAGGTGATGTTCGGACTACGTGTTACTGGCGATGATTATATTTACCAGATTGACGGGGTGAATTGCAGCTATGTATTACGCGCTAAGGAAAGGCTGTTTTTGCGAGGAGGTTTTGCGGATAACACCCTAGCTGTTAAACTGGGTGTTAGCACCCCGGCAAAAACGCCATACGTTGACGGTGATTTGATATTCATGAAAACAGAGGGTGACGTAAATATTGTTAATAATCGATTTAAAGACAGCATTTACCAGCCCCCCGGGGATAGCTCAGGATACGTTACATTATACTTTTTCAATTCATCCGAAGTGGTTAAATCGAACTCCAAAATCGGTTTACGTGTCAGAGGCGTGAATGGGAACGTTATATTTGATTCCGGCAACGAGTACCTCAAAATCATCCATAGCGAAGTTGGAAACAATATTATTTATGATTATTCTCGTCAATTTAATACGGATATAGCAGTAAACGTATCAACAATATGCAGCAGACAATGCAACGAAGCCGAATATTATGAATATTACGAATCATTTTTTAATTGCACAAATAACCATTTGCGAATAAAAGAAATGTTTTCGTGGGGTGAGGATTTGCCATCCATAGAGGGGTATACAGTGGGAAACTCATTTATTCTAGTCGCTGACGTCAGCGGGCTTTAATTTATCATTTCTATCTCTTAATTAGTTAAAATACGAGAATACTAAAATCATGATCTACACACAAGGCACAGCCTCAACCGTGTCAGGCTCGGCTATTGTCCGTGGCACAGGAACACAATTTAAATCCAATATCAATGGCGTTGCTCCAGGGCAAATTATTTTAATCCAGTCCGGCAGTAGCAACCTGTTACATATGATACAAGCGGTTAACTCAGATACGGAATTGGTATTGGCCGATAATGTCAAGGTCACCCTGAATAATGCTAAATACCAGATTCAAACTACAGTACCTAATTCCATCTCGGATGGTGTCCGGCATATGTGCGCCATTAACAGTAATGTCATCCAATTTCTGCAAAATATGGACAAATGGATGAGCCAAGATGGTGCAGTGAATGTGACGCTACCGAATGGGCAAACCGTGTCACTTCAATCGATACGGGCGCTAGAAAAAACGGTCACTGGGAAACTGGCCAAATCGGCGAACGGGGGGGATATTCCGAACAAGCTGGAATTTGTGAAAAACCTCGGTTTATCGCAAACCGTCGAACTGGCAGGAAATGCAGTGGTACGGAATCCATCAAATGGGAGTCCGCAAACAATTCAGAGTACAATCAGGGTTAATGGTTATCTGGAAGCAGTTGACGAGATTTCTTGTTATACAGGCGGCACTAGAATTAACCTAAAAACAGTCGGTAATGATCCGCATGTTGTTTTCAAATGGAATAACTCTCAATGGTATGAAGCGCGATTCCCCAGAGGAAATGGTAATATTTTATCACTAGGTGCGAACTGTTATCGAGATGGAAACGGATTCATTAAAGTTGCATCGCCCATCATTGAAATTCACCCCGATGGTACATTCACTACCAACGGTGAATCCGAAGGAGCAACAGTCACAAAACTAGGCACTGGCCACTATCGCATTTCTGGCGTGCTCGGCTACAACGCTGACGGTGCGTGGGGTGTACATGGCGGTATCAGTGCTCCACGCGATGTGAACGGTAATGAGTTAGTGTATGTCGAGGATAAGGTGTTGCCGGACGGGGCTATTGATATCAAAATCACCCACCGACAGAACGCCCACATGCCCGCTCGGTTGCAGAACAGACGCATCAAATCCGTGGACGAACACACCTATTACACCGATGATGAACCGTGTGATTTACCCGCAGGCACTCGATTAGACGTCCGGGTCCAAATGCCTGAAGATTCTATTTGGAATCAGCGGGAATTAACGGCAGAACCTCAGCGGCAGGAGTAGTCATTTCCTCCTCAGTGGCCGGCATTTGCACTCGAACAGAAACGAATCGGCCATTGGGGATATCAATCAAATCACCGTCAGCATATCCCTCGCGTTTATTTCTGGCGAACTCCGGCGCATTGGGGTGCTCTCGGTGATAGGTCATTAATTTGATAGCACCATCATCCAGCACCGTGTAGTCCACCCAAATCAGCGGCAATTTATTTTTGCATATTGGAATTTCAACCCCGCCATCAGTGCCGCCCCACGCAGCATCCGCATTAAATCCCAACACGTTTTTGATGAGATAAACCCCTTCAGACAGGCGCTCAACCGTTGCACCCTCGGATTCATCGTTGGTCTCGAATTTCCCATCGTTCCAGATTTTGATAACGGGCGAGGCTTTTTTGATAAATCCTCCTCCGTCTACGTGTGTGTTTTTATCTGTCCATAGTTCGCTAACTCGGGTATTGCCGCTGGCATCATTGCCGTGCACAAAACGCACACCATAGTTGTAATGAGCAATAAAACCCGCCCATGTATCCCCTATTCGAGTGACATAACCGCATGACCACGCATAGCCAGCTCCACCAGCAGTTGAATCGTCAATACGAAACGCATGTCCGCCCTCAGGTCGTGAGGTTATCCACGATGTAAATTCACTGATAGTGTTAGGGTTTATGATATTACGTTTGATGAATCCCGCAGCGCTATCACTAACTCCAATATTCTGCACAAACGCCGGTTTATTCTGAATGTCTGCCCCGTTCGCATATTTGGACAGGGCACTTCCTGCCAGTTCGACGGTTTGCGATAAACCGAGGTTTAATGGAAATTCGTTGTGTTGATATAATCGCCAATCATTAGATAGCTGGAGTGGAATGTGGCAAAAATCGGCTATATTCGCGTGTCAACACATGACCAAAATTGCGATTTGCAACGGAATGCATTGGTGAATGCAAATTGTGAACGGATTTTTGAGGATAGAATCAGTGGCAAAACCGCTAACCGACCGGGGTTACAGCAGGCATTGGAGTATTTGAAAACAGGCGACACATTAGTTGTCTGGAAATTAGATCGGCTAGGGCGCAACGTAAAAGATTTGGTGGCTCTGAATGAGAGGTTGGCTTATGGGGGGATTCATTTTCAGAGTTTGACGGATAGCATTGATACCAATAGCCCTATGGGTCGATTCTTTTTTCACATCATGAGTGCGTTGGCTGAAATGGAACGCGAGCTTATTGTGGAGCGCACCAATGCTGGCCTAGCCGCGGCGCGACAACAGGGGCGCATTGGCGGTCGTCCTGTATCATTGTCGGAAGGAAAGTGCCGGAAAGCACGGCAATTGCTCTCAGAGGGAAAATCGCGGCGGGAAATTGCAGCGGTTTTTAACGTGTCACTCTCGACAGTTTATAAATATTTTCCGGTGGATGGTGGATGCAGTGAAAAATGA